CTCCCCCCGCGGGGCAGCCGCCCACACAGCCGCCGACGCCCAACGTGCCCCTCAGCGATGCGGCCAAGACACTGGCCGACATCACGGCGAACATTGATGCCCTCCATGCGGGCATCAATGCCCTTCCTGCGTTGATCGCCAAAACCACCGAAGGAATCGACGAGTTGGGGGATTCGTTGAAGAACAACGTGAAGGTGATCGACAAAATAACGGATGGATTCAAGGCCGCCAGAAAAGAGGCCATCGACAGCCACGACTTCCAGAAGACGAACAAGGAATTGCAAAAAACGTACGAGGCCCTCAGGAAAAACCAACGGCAAGTGAATCAGACGAGCAAGGAATACTTCGAAATCACCAAAAGAATGAAACTCATCAAGGAATACCAAGAAGAGTTCAAGGACAACATCGCGGAGTCCAACGGCAAACTGAAGCACATGAACGACGATGAGTTGAAGAAGACGGTCAAACTGATGGACAAGTTGACCGACGGAGCGGGCAAGTTCTCGGAGGTCCTCAAGAACGTGAACCTCGGGCACGTCTCCCGGCAGATACACAGCATCTCCAAGAGCTTCTCCAACTTGGGGCTCTTCAAGAACTTCTCCCGGAAAATGGACAAATACACGGAAGGCGCGGCGATCAAGCAAGCCACTCTTGAACACAAGAAGCTGCGCAAGGAGGGCAACGCCGCGGGGGCGCAGGAAAGAAAATTGAAGGCCATGGAGCTTGTGAAGAAGAACTATCCGAAGTTGATCGACCCGGTTACGGGCGAACTCGACATGACCAAACGAGCCTCCCGCTTCAATGTCGGAAAAAACATGGGCATGAGCCGGGCCCAGCGCATGAAATTCCAGCAGGGAGACGAAGTCGGCGCGTTCGAGCACGGCGGCCAAGGCGGGTTGGAGGGCGGGATCAAGACAATGACCTCCAAGATGGCGGGTGCGATGGAAGACGTGTCGGGAGAGATAGCCGGGCTCGCCGCCGATTTCGCCGCCCCCCTCGCCGCGCTGGAGATGCTGCGCGAGGGGTTCGACAAGCAGGTCAAGCAAAACAAGGGCATGGAGGCGGGGCTCGGCAAGTCCGGGCTTTTCGCCCACGGCGGCACGGGGTTCGACGCGGCCCGCCAAGCCCTCAACGCCCCCGCGTTCAACTCCCTGGGCCTGAATTGGGACCGCAACCTGAAGATCGCGCAGGCAGTGCAGGAAGGCGGCCGCGGGATGAAAGAGGTCAGCGGAGGCGGGCTGGGGGAGTCCGCTGGCGAGGGGCTGGGCACGGGCGGATTCGGGCAGTTCCAGCGCATCGCCGTGGGCGCGGGCCGCATGGCGGGGCTGACGGACACCGAGGGCGTGGGGCAGACGATAAAGCTGCTGGACCAGTACACCGAGACGATGAAGTCCAGCGAGGACTTTTTCATCAAGGTCAAGAAGGGGGCGGACGCCTCCGGGCTCTCCACCATGAAGTACATCGGGCTCATCGACGACGTGAACTCGCATTTCACCCGCATGAACAAGAGCCTCGACGCCACCCTGGGAATGCTCGGCGAACTGGGCAAGACGGGGCGCATGGGGGCGGCGGATTTGCAGGCCTACTTCAACTTCATCAGCGGGGGCGGCGGCCCCAAGAGCCTGGACGACGCGTCGCTCACCGCCTTCTCGAAGGCGAACCAGACCCCCGAGCGGACGGAAATCGAAAAAGCGATCCGGCAGGACCAAGTGGAGCAGGCCTTCGCCAAGGTTTCCACGGGGCAGTACGTCGGCGAAGAAGACAAGAAAGCGATCCTCGCCGGGGGCCCCGGCGCTCAAGCCGCGATCCAGCGGCTCCTGTACGACAACCAGAACATTCCGGACGACGACAACAAAGGCAAAGACAGGGCCGCCGCCTTGACGAACCTCATGCAGAGGAACGACAAGCGGCAGGCGCTGCTGGAGGGCGGGGGCGTCACCAAGCAGTCCGTGGGGCTGGTGGGCAACGCCGACATCACGGACACCTCCCTCCAGACCTTGAACAATCTTGAGGCGGCCATCACCAAGAGCGGGGGCACCCTGGAGGAGTTCTTCAATTCGGGGGGCGCTCAATCGTACGCCACGGCCCACCCGAAGTTCAAGGCCGCGGCGATGGAGTTCCACGTCGCCGACCAAGGCGAGGCCGGTTTCACCGCGATGAGCCAAAACTCCCAAACAATGTTGAAAAACCTCAGCGACATGGACATGGAGACGGACCCCAAGGCGCAGGCCCTGCGGCTGGCGACCGCCAAGAAGCTGTTGAAGGAAATGAGCGACAAGAAAGTAAACCAGAAGTATGGTTTCAGCGACGAGGACGTGGACAGAGTCCTAAAAGCGGGGCCGGACGACACCGGGGAGTTGGCCCCCATGCTGGCGACCGCTTTTCAGCAGCACGGCCGGGAGATGGCGAATTTCGTGGGCGGGTCGAACACCGCGTTCAACTACCCCTTGGACGCGCAGAGAGCGGGCAGCCCATTGTCGAAAGAGGAAGAGGACAAGACGATGAAGGCCGCCGCCGAGGTCGGGTTCCGCACCCAAGAGACCGGGGAATTGATCGCCAACGCCTTCTCATCGTGGTTCGTCAGCATCATCGGGCTTTTGAATAAAATCCTGGACGCCCTCCACCCTTTTGGCGGCGGCAAAGCGGACCGCGACGCGGCCGCCGCCTCCGCCAGCCAGCCCGCGTTCCAAAAGATGTTGCAGACTTCCGTGGAGGGCTTGGAGAAGAAAATCAAGGAACAAAACGACATCATCCAAAACCCCCAAAGCACCCCGAAGCAGAGGACGGATGCGGAAGCCGCGCGCCGGAAAGTCCAAACCACGATGGACGACCTCAAAAACGCGCCGCTGGGCATGGACGACCTGTGGCGCAAGCGGGGGGAGATGATGGACCAAGCGCAACCCGGCCGCAGCATGGCGGAACAGGACCGAGCCGCCGCCGTGGCCAACATGCTGGACGGAAGGGACGGGGTGTCCGTGGACGACCTCGCGGGGACCACCACCTTCACCGCGGCGGCCGTCTCAGCGAACGCCGACCTGATCGCCGCCGCCGAGCGGGGGGGCGACATGAGGGACCGGACGACGGACCAAAAGGGCAACGTCACCTGGCATTTGTACTCAGCGCCGATCAACCAAAACCCGGTGGCGAGCAACGCCCTCGCCGCGATATCCCCCATAGACCGCCCCAAGGGCGACACGGTGGCCCCGAAGCAATAACCCATGCCCAACAACAACATAACGCTTCCGGCGTCCACGCAGCAGACCCTGACGGGCTTCGCCAACACGTACGGAGTGAGCCCAAGCACCGTGATAGCGATGGCGCAGGTGGAGTCGGCCGGGAACCAGAACGCGGTCTCTGGAAAGGGCGCGACGGGCATCATGCAACTGGAACCCAGCACGTTCGCGGGCCTGACCGCGCCCGCAGGCACGACCTTCTCGAACGGGCAGACCAAGTTCAACAACATCAACGACCCCCAGCAGAACATGGAAGCGGGGGTGTTCTATTACTCGCAGCAAGCACAGAAATACGGGGACGGGCCGGTGGCGCTCGCGGCGTACAACGCCGGGCCCGGGAACGTCAACAAGTATGGAGGCGTGCCGCCGTTCCCGGAGACGCAAAATTATGTCATCAAAGTCACCGGGCTGGCGATACAGAGCGCCGCGCAGCAGGGCCAAAGCGCCCCCCCGGCCATGGCCCCCGCGGCCGTGCAGAAGGCCATCAACGACTCTGGGCAGCCGATGTCCCCCTTCGTCACCAAGGCCCAGGCAATCGACCCGCCGCCCGTCACGGTCGATCCGGTCGTCGCCTCGCTGCAACTCCCCGACGACCTCATGGACGCGCTGCCGTGGTACGACGACGACAGCCTCGTCACCGGGAACCCGCACGCCCGCAAGAACGTGCAGCCCGTGTCCTTCAAGATTTGCCTCAACCAGCAGACCGGGCAGATGCTCAAGGACCTCACCTCCGGGGACCCCATCCAGTTGCAGCTTAACTGCTCGCTGACCACCGTGCAGGTCGCCAGCAAGCACGTCTACAACCGCACGCCCTCGCGCACCGGGCAGCACGTCACCTTCTGGGGCATGCAGCCCGACCTGCTGTCGGGCGGGGGCTCCACGGGCGTGTTCATGAACCAGTTCGGGCTCACGGATTTCATGAGCACCAAGTCCGCCTCGGACGCCATGAAGAAGCAGGTTCTCGACGGCCTCGTGGTGCAGCAGATCGCCCAAGTCGCCACCACGGCGCAGCTTTACGGCAGCGTCATGCAGGAGGTGACGGACAAGTCCAGCGACCCCGCCAACGCCTTCCGCGTGGCCGCCCAGGACGCCTTCGTGGAACTGCTCAAGATGTTCCAGATGAACGGCAACGTGTACTTCAACAATCCCGACTACATGGCGACCGGGCTGTCGCGGGTCGCGCCCACGGGCTGGTCGGCGCAGACGGGCATGAGCGCCCTCATGCAGAACGCCCGCAACAACGACGTGTTCAGCCGCGGGTACGTGGCCATGACGATCAAGAACAACGTCTACTTGGGGTACTTCAAGTCCCTCAACTGGTCCATGGACGCCGAGAAGCCCTTCCAATGGTTGTTCGATTTCGTCTTCCAAGTGGAGCGCACGTACACCACGCTGTACTACCCGTCGCTCGGCGTGGCCCCGGTTGTCCAGCAAATCGACACGACCCAAGTCGTGGCCCAGCCTGTGCTCGTGGAGCCCGGCCAGTCCGCGCAAGGCTCGGCCGTGAGCACGAGAATTATTCAAGACGGGCAAGTCGTCGATACCGTGCCCAGCACGATAACGCCTTTCGCGGGAGATTAACCATGGCCGTAAACAGACCGACTTCGCCAGACGACATCAGCGACATCCGACCGGACGCCAACGGCCAGCTTTCGCCGACGACGCTGCCGATCCGCGGCGAAAAACGGGTCATCCCCACGGCCGTCAACCCCGCCACCTTGGCGGAGGGTTTCCAAGGCGTGTACAACGACAACGGAATGCCCGCGCCGAACCAAAAGAGCAAAGGCACGGGCTTGCGCACGTCGGGCTACGCCACGGGCTCGAAGCGCACGGCGCTCGTGGAGCAAAGCGACTTCTACGCCGCGTTCATGGCCCCGTACGTCGATTACATGACCGTCCGGCTGCCGCACCGCGGCGTCACGGCATCCAAGGACCCCGCGGACCACGGGAAGGCCCCGGCCGTCTACCGCTTCCTGATCAACCCTGCGGCGGTGAGCATCTCCCGTCAAACCATCGACGGTCAGGCCATGACCCGCGCGGGATGGCAGATCGGCGTGTGGGGCGAGGACGCCTTCCAAGTGACCCTCGTGGGCAAGACCGCCGGGCAGTACTTCGCCTTCGGCCTTACCGACCAGTACCAACGCTTCACGGAGTCCTACCGGAACCTCGAACAGCTTCAGATGGTGTTCGAGAACAACGGGTATTTCTTCGAGGGCGAGCAGGCGGGGGAGGGCCCGCTGGCCGCCGACTTCACGCGGCGGCGCATCAAGATGCACGAGGACGTGGAACTCATCGTCGGCAACTTCATGTGGTACGGGATGTTCGACACGCTGACGGTCACGCAGAGCGCGGACGCCCCGTTCCTCGCGTCCTTCAACATCGTCTTCACCGTGTGGAGGGAGCGGTTCCGCCCCACCTCGCCTTACGCCAGCCAAATCCCGAACAACGTGCACCGCGGGCATTCCTACGGTGCTTTCGCCGCCTCCCCGATATCCACGGCCAACGGGATGCCCGGAAGCGCCGCCGCCCCGCCGCCCCTGCCCCCCAGCCTGCCCCCGCAGGTAGAGACGACCATGATTGTTGCCCCGGCCGTGCTGGCGGCGCAAAACGAAAACACGCTGCCCAACATCGACCCCACCGCCGTGGATTATTCGCCTGTGACTAACGTACAAAATCGAACCGACCCCGTGAACTACGGATTCTGGCAGCAGTCGCTCGGCTCCGTGGGCCCGACGTTGCGCGGGTTGTTCGCGCCCTTCACGTTCGGTGGCAAATAATGCCCGGCATCCGCAACATATCGCAAACCGTCCAAGAGCGGGAGATCGTCAAGACCGCGCCGGACATAGTAGTGTACCTCGACGGGCTCCCGTACTTGCTGAACTACTTCATCGACGACCCCAACACGATGGCGCACTACAGCATCGTCAACTTCAACGATTTCGTGACGGCCTTCAACTGCCTGTGCGACACGGACATCATGGTCCCCAGCGCGTCCATCGGGCTGCAAGTGCCCAATTACCTGAAGCACCTGTTCATGATGCCCGGCGGCAACAACCTCATCCGCACGATGATGGAAATCCAAGTCTTCGCCAAGGGCTACTACCTCGCCAACCACGGGGAGACGGTGTACCGCCGGGTGTTCAAGGGCGTGGTCGGCCACATCGGCTACAACGACAACGGAAAGACCCTGGAGATTTCGGTGCAGTGCCACGGGACGATGCACTTCTTGGAGTTGATGCAAGTGAACCTCAACCCGTCCATTCAGTCCGCCGTGGACAACAACGTCGCCATCCAGTACCAAGACACCAAGTACGCCGACAACAACCCCTACGAGATCATCGCCGCCATGCTGACCGACGCGCTGGACACTTCGATTTTTACGCAGGACGCCATCGGCCAGTCCACCCCCGGCCTCGAAAGCGACCCCTTCCACGGCGCGGTCGCTGGCGGCTTCATCGTCAAGTGGAACGCCGTCTTGAACAACCTCGCCAAGGACATCCACATCTACGGCACGTCGTACAAGGACCGCGTCACCGAGGGCCTCAAGACCAAGCCATCCGAGGTGCAGGGCGACGGGGGGAAGGACTTGCAGCCCGCGGCGAACGCGGCCATGCCCACGCAAAACACCGCCCAAAAATTGGATGACCTGTACTACCTGAAAATTCGCGACTTCGCCCCGGAATCGAAGATCACCGGGCCCAGCCTTCTGAACAACCGCATTGTCACCCGCTTGGAGCACCTGCGCAAGCTGGTCCAGATTATCTCCTTCGAGGCCTACCAGGACATCGATGGCAAGATCATCATCAAGCCGCCGCTGTACAACCTCGATGTCACGGACCTCGGCCCCCGGAACGTCAGCACCTCGCCCGACAAGGCGGGCAGCGGAGACCCGTACTCCAGCGCCAGCAACCCGCTGACGGAAATCAATGAGAACACCAACCCCTTCGTCGTGCACCTGTCGGAAATCCTCACGGAGAACGAGACGGAGGACGAAGCGGCCGTCCGCAAGACTCGCTGCGCGGTGCAGGGCAGCCTCATGCCGTCCCTCCAGATGGGGCTGGGGAAGACTTGGCTCGGCACCGCGGACTGGATCGACATACCCAAGCTGCAACAATTCGGGCTGCGTGAGGAGCCCACCTTGCAGATACCGTGGATTCAGGACCAGGACAAGGTCACGCTGTTCTCCCACGCCGTCTGCGAGACCGTGCGGGCCAACCGCGGCTACCGCACCTACACGGTGACCATCCCGATGCGCCCGGAACTGAAGATCGGCTTCCCCATGTACTTCCCGCACAAGGACATGTACGGGTACATCAAGAGCGTCAACACCGCCTACCAAGTCGGGGGCACGGCCGTCATGACGGTGGTGTGCGACTCCATCCGCAAGCGCGTGCTGGTGCCGCAGTCGGCGAAGTCCACGGACGGCGTGCCCTACACGCGCTACACGAGTTCCCAGAACCTCGTCTACCAGTTCACGAAATCCAACTTCACGGCCAAGACGGGCCCCGACCCCAACCAGTCCTCGGGGAACAATCTCGCCCGCTTCCAGTCGCTCTTCTCCGTCCCGCCCAATCCGGCCAACCCCGTGGGCCAGGCGGCGACCCTGACCACCCCTCCGGGCTACAGCCCCTCGACGCACGACAACATCCTCCAGACCCAGCGGTCGCAACGCTTGGCGTCCTCGTGGAACATGCAGCCCGACACCCCCACTTCGAGCTACGTCGTGGTGCCGGACGGCTCCAGCCAGCACGGGACGGCGAAGAACAGCGGGGCTGCCCCGGTATACGGCTCCCTAGGCCTTCCGGTGTCCAGCCCGCGAGCGGGCTCCGGCTACTGGGACCATCCGCGCCGCGTGGACAACTCGTACTTCGTCGATCTCCAGCGCGGCACGATCCCGTTCACCGACAAAAACGGCTACGAGGTGCTCGCCCCCTTCCCATGGGGCCGCTGGCGCAACCTCCGCGAAACGATAAAGGAATTCACCGAGGACGGGTACATCGCGCCGCGCACGGACGTGAACGGCAACCCCACGACCAACCAGCAGGACATCAGCGTGTTGAACGCCACGGAGTCGTTTTTGTTCGCGGGGCTGGGCACCCCCACGGCCACGGACAGCCCCTCGAATGCGCTGATCGCGGCCTTGGCCCAGTTGCAGAACCAAGCGGAGACCGACACAGTCATCGTGCTGGACTACTCCCAACCCCAGAGCGGCGGGGACAAGCAATTGCTGAACGCCGCCCAGCCGGACATTCAAAATCGGGCCGCCGCCCTGCAACTGGCCAACACCGTCCCCACCGAACAGCAGCTTATCACGGTATTAGTCAGTGGGCAGGTTTCGCCCAAAGTCGGGGCGCGGCAGGCGCAGCAGCAGCTTTCCGCCACGCCGGACGTGAATGCCACTCCCACAAGCGTGCAATGGGCGGCGCAGAAATTGAAGAGCATAGTCAACAATGGTTAGCGACAACACGCAGCTTTACCATCCGGGGCCGCTCGCCCGCGAGCGGGACGCCCTCAAGTTCGCGCCCTTCATCGGGCGCGTGCTCACGGTCGATTACGAGCGGCACGTCCTCGCCATCGAGGACGTGGGCACCAAGGGCGTCTACACGGACATCCGCCAGTGGCCTTCGAACACCTCCTCATCCACGGGCATCGACATCAACATGCCGGAGCAATTCTCGTCCTGCGTGGCGATGCACATCAACTACAGCCTGGGCTTCAGCCAAGTAATCATCATTAGCTGGATCAACAGCGACCAGATCAACAACATCGACGCCGTGGCCCAGCGGGGCGTGGAGGGCTCGGAGATGCAGGGCTGGTCGGATCGCCTGCGCGGCACGTACCGCAAAGCCTATCCGGGGCAGCGCACCTCCAGCTACACCGGGGGGTACTCGGAAAAGATCGACCAGGACTGGGACCGCCTGGGCTCGGACTTCAGCCGCGACAAGCTGGACGCGGATCGCCGCACCCGCACGCACGTCACGGGGCGCAACGTCAGCCTCACGGGCGCGGGGGTGAGCTACCACGGCCCGGTGAACCGCCCCAACGCCCCCAACATACCCGGCGTCACCCTGCCGGACGGGACGCAGGAATTCGTTTCGTATTTGCAGCCCGGCTCCCAGCCATCGGATCGTTATGTGGACGGCAAGCCGGACGTGATCCCGTTCTCCGAGGCCACGGAACTGGTGCAGGAGTTCGCCCTCGACTACGTCCCGCCCATCGAATCCATCCAGACGAGCCTGCTGGATGCGATCCTCGGCACGGTGGCCAGCCCGTGGACCCGCACCACGGTCACGTCCCCCAGCGGGCAGGTGGCGAGCGACAGCCAGACATTCATGGCTTCGCAGCAATGGGACCACCCGTACAACACCAAGACCAAGCCCGTCGGCCCGGCGCTCGCCGAAGGCGCGACGCCCGCCCGCCGTGGCTACATCCTTGAAAAGTCCCAAGGCACGCTGGTGGGCCACAACATTTTCGACAAGAGCACGTACGGGCAAGTCCTCAAGCCCGCGTTGTTTTACTCGCGCTTCGGGGCCGACGTGGATTCCGGCCACATGCCCGTCACGGAATCCGCCGACCACGTGGAGGCCCGCCTCGCCGCTTCGTGCATGAGCATCCGCTTCCCCTACGAGTACAACACCACCCGGCTGGACGTGACGAAGGAAGGCTTCACCAGCCTGGAAATCGGCTCCACGCTGCCCAAGGAAAACGTGGGGATAGGCGACGGCGCTTATGAAAACGCGCACGGCGCGGGGCGTTCCTTGGAGGCCCATCTGGTGGGCTCCGCCAAGCTGGTGGTGGGCAAGAACCGGGACGAAGAAGAAGCCCTCGACATCCAGGCGCTGGGCCAAGCAGTGATCCGCTTGGGCGCGGACGACACCTCTTTGCCGAACGCCCGCCGCACGGTGCACACCCAGAGCCGCGAGAAGGGGGACGCCTCCGACAAGCGGCAACTTCAATACTGGGACGGCAGCCATGTGAAGTTGAGCCCCGGCGATTCCGGGGTGAACGCGCAGGGCTACAACAAAATAGGAGCCGAAAATGTCTCACTCCGTGCCGCCCTCGACGGCGCTGCTGTTGTTCGCCTCGGCGGTCGCAATCCTGCTGCCAAGCGACGGCACCTCAAAAATGGATACCAAGACGGGCAGGGCAAGATTCCTTATGCGGTGGGCGACCCGAACCGCGTTGACTCTCACTCGCCCGGCCGTCCTAATTACGGCGCTGGCGACAGCAACTACGCTTTTCACGACCTTGCTCTCGCAGGGCAGCCGACTCTCAATTTTCCGCCCTACAACATCGCTTCGTGGAGCGGCACCCCCGTGCCTGGAGCAGGGCTCGGCAACTCGCCCATGGACCAGCACGGGCTGTCCCTCGACCTGCACTCCACCAGCGACATGCTCATCCGCGTCGGCAGCAACCCCGTCTCCCAGCAGTCGATCCTCATCGACACGGACGGCGGCCTCGTCGCGACGGTCGGCGCGGACGCGCAGGGGCGCTCCGTCACGGCCAGCCTGTTCGGGGGCTGCGAGATCACGATCAAGCCCAACAAGCAAGGCAAGGCCTTGCGGCTTGAAATCCAAGGTGACATAGACATCACCCACATGGGGCACCTGCAATACCACTGCACGGGCGACTGGATCACCGAGTGCGCCACACGGCTGCACGTCACGAAGACCGACGACATCTCCACGCAGCAAAAGAAGGTCAGCATGTCGCTCGTGCGCGACACGACCGAGGCCCCGGACATCGTGAACAACCAAGGCGGGCAAATCCCCGCGCCCGGCGAGGAGAACGCCTAATGCCCCTCCCCGACGATTTGGCGAAGGTACAGCTTTGGCCCATACAGGCCAAGGGCGCGGTGATCCGCCACAGCCCGCTCGGCGACCCCGACTTCGAGAAGTACTACCACAAGACGATGGTGGACGGGGCGTGGATGGAGCGCGGCATCGCCGACGCCAACCACTGGCTGTTGCAGAAGAAGGTGTACTGGCAGCACCGCATCGCCCACGCCCTCGACATCAACCAGGTGGCGGTGGACGGGCAGCTAAGGTACAACCCGCGCAAGATCAAGTACGTCGCCGACTCCATCAAGTTCCTCAAGGAGGTCAACCAGTTCCAGCTTGAAATCCAACAGTTGATCAACGCCGTGACCCACAACATCCAGATGCTGGAGGTCATGGTCACGAGCATGACGGACATGGTGCAGCGCAACCTCAACTCCCTGGCGACGCTGCTGAACAGCATCTGCACCTGGGGGCTGCCGCAGCTTCCATCGCTCCCGAACCTGCTGCGCGACGGGCTGTTCAACTGGAACGGGTTCAACTTCTCGTCGCTCCTGCAATTCTCGCAATTGCATCCCAACCTGACCTTCAGCCCGAACTTCTCCTTCAAGCAGTGCAAGTTCCAACTGCCCGCCTTCGGCAACCCGTCGGCCAGCCCGTCGCCCTCGGTGGAGAGCTACAGCGGCAACACCTTCGGCACGGTGGGGTTCGTGCCCCCGCTGGACGGCAGCGTCCCGCCCGGAGGGCAGGACCTGAGCGACACCGCGTACCGCGCCCAGATGCAGGCGACGACTTCGGCGGTGTACGGCCCGGCGTTCAACCCCAACTCCATGCTCGGCGCGGTGCCCGACCCCTCGACGATCATCTCCAACTACCAGATGCCGCCGCAGACCTACCAAGCCAACATCGTGTCCATCGTGCCCGCCCTGCGGGGCAACACCGTGGAGCCGGGCGACGCCGACTACGGCAGCCCGAACCTCGCGGTGCGCCAGCCGTCGCTGCAAAAGGCCTTGGTGCATTTCATCAACCTCGACGCCGTGGTGAGTTCCAATTACGACCCGCACATCACCTCCGCGTGGATATTTTATTTGAACGCCACCCGCAACGGACGGGACGGGCGGTGGCTCGGCCAGTTCCAGGACGTGTTCGCGGCCTACATCGCGCCCAGCGCGGCGGCGCTGGCGAACGCCCCCGTGCCTTGGAACAACGTGCTGGGCGGGGCGGGGGTCAGCGACACGCCAACGGACATCCCCCTGATCGACGGGTTCAATTCGCTCGCCCCGCTGGCGCTGAACACCCTGCTGTGGAAGCTTTCGTACATCGAAGCCAGCTTGCTGGGCTACACGCGCTCCAAGACTTGGGACGCCCACCAGGACGGGATGTATCTGACGGGCGTCACCGGAAGCGACTTGGATTACGTCCCGACATTGTTGACGGCCGCCAACTCGACGGTGACCTTGGGGCGGGGCACGGCGGCGTTCCCCGTGCTTTGCACGTTCCCCACGGCCATGGCCGCCACGCTCAACCAAGTCGTCGCGCAGGCGACGCTCGACATCCTGAACGACCCGGCGTACGAGTCCCCGCGCCTGTCCAACCGCTTCGTCTACGACCAGTTCGCCGAGGCCACGCTCGTGGACCGCTTCACGCAATTCTGGCGGGACTTCAACACCAACGTCGCGGCGCTGCTGGCGCAGGACGCGTACACGGTGCAGTTCGCGGCGTCGTACTTCGCCGTGCTCAACGGCGCGTTGAACCCGCTGGGCGACAAGTCCGCCTACGCGGCCCTGCAATCCGACACCTCCACGCGCAGCCGCGCGTGGACGCCCGGCACGCCGACGCTCGCGGTCCCCGTGGCCCCAATCGTCACGTACACGAACAACTCCGACCCGACCGCGTCGGGCTGGCAGGGCATCCAGTTCGACACGCAGGCGTTCCTGGCCCGCCCGGACATACAAGGCCAGCCCATCCCCGTGCAGAACGCCATGCTGCGGACGAATTTGAGTTACGCGGGATTGCTGCAATACCGGCAGACGGTGCAGGACTCCTTGCAGGAGCAGATCGACAACGCCAACGCCCTGATCCAATCCAGCCAAGTGGGCTTCTCCGTCACGGACGACGCCGCCGTGACCACCGTCTCCAGCGGCTCCGCGGCCGTGCCCGTGGCCTTCGACACCGTCATCTTCGACCTCACGGGCAACGTGACCAGCGAAACCGCCTACACGGTGCGGGCCACGGGCGAGTACGCGTACTACGGCTCCGTCCGTTGGCTCGGCACGGACACCGGGGGCATCCGCACCGTCACGGTGACGCAGAACAATGCGGCGATATACACGCAGTCCAGCGATGCGGATTTCACCGCGCCTTTGGACGTGCAGTTCTCCGGCTACGGGAATTTCGCCGCCGGGGACGTGGTGCAGGTGCTCGCCAGCCACTCCTTCCCCGGCGCGGAAACCGTGGGCGCGGGCAGCTTCTTCGGCATGACCCAGTCCGGCCCCACGGACATCCCGCCGCAACTCCCAGCCGCCGCGTCCAGCAACACGAAGGAATTCACGGCCGCCGCCAGCATGCCCTCCGCGCCCACGGCTTTCTTCTTCCAGCCGGGCGGGGGCATCGCCCCCGTGGACCCCACGGTCGTGCGCGGCCACATCAACGCCGCGATCACGAGCGTGCTGGTCTCCGGCTCGATACTCACCGTCACCGTAAACACCATGCCGGTTCCATTTTCCATGGGCAGCACGGTGTTCTTTTGGGGTGTCGGAACGGCGAAGTTCCTCAACGGCATGTCGGTGGTGGTGTTGACTTCCAGCGCCACGCAATTCACGGCGTCGATGGATTTTTCCACCTATCCGGTTTTGTCCCCGCCCGTGTCCCCGCCCGTCCCTGTCGCGGACACCGGGACGGCGAGCGGCGGGACGGTGTTGTTCCCCTTCGTCGATGGCATCACCACCGCGGGCGTGGCGTACCCCGCGTCCCCGCCCGTGTCCCCGCCCGTCCCCATCGTCGTGGAGTGCGGGACGACTTACGGCGGCGTGTACCAGATCGCGGGGGCGAACTTCACGGTCGGGGCCCTTTTGTACGTGGGGCCGGGCGGCGTGCTGACGCAAAACTACGCCGCGCTCATCAACCCCTTGTCCCCGCCGCTGTCGCCGCCACTCGAAGTCCAGTGGGTAATCTGCGCCGGACGGGCCATCGGGGCGGACACCATTATTTTCGAGCCCACGCTGCCGTTCAGAATCGTATTTCAATCCTAACAGTATTATCTAAAATGAAAATCATCCAGATTCCCGATGTATTGCACCAATATTTGATTCACGTCCTTGAGACCCACGCCAGCCGCGGCATCCACCCGGATGAAGGCTTGGCGGTGAACCGCTTGTGGGAAGCCGTCACGGTTCACGTGACCACCATCTCCGACGCCGAAATCGAGAAAGCCGCCAAGCCGGAGCCCCCGTCCGCGAGTTACGGAGTACCCACCTCTGGGGACATCCGGCGAGGCATCCCGGAGTGCGATATCTGCTTCGAAGAAGACCGCAGCTACACCTGCGTCCGCCCGGGCCACGGATTCGGCAATCGAGCCGCCAAGCAGGAGCAGGAGTCCAAGCCAGCCATGCAGGGGACGGGCCCCCGGTGATGAAACCCGAAGTGGTTTATATCCTGGACGAAGAGGAAACCCCCACGACCAACGTGCTGGCGGGGTTTTGCGTCCTCATGGTGGTGCAGGAGCACGCCGACGAGGACGGCCGCCTGGAGCTTACAGAGGACCAAAACGCCGAGGACACCCAGTTGACCAAGTGGGCCAATGAATATTTGACCTCCAACTCGCCCATCGGCACCAAGGGATGCACCTTGCTGCGGGGGCTGGCAGTGGAGTGCGGGCTGTCGGAAGCCGAGCTCGGGGGCTTGATGGGCTTGGCGGAGGACGGCTTCGGGGTGATGGACATCCGCATGATCAGCCTGAACGCCCCGATTTTGCCAGGCGACGCCAAAGCCCCCAAGAAACGACGCCGCAACTTCGGACAATAGCGTGGCTACACGCTCCCTTTGCAGAGGCCTGCAATGGGAGACCAAGATTTGTTGGAGACGTGCGTCAGGGTCAGCGGGGCGTTCGAGAACGGCGGCGGGGCGTCCTACGCGGCCGTCAGCGGCAATTTCGACGGCCAGGGGCTGAGCGCGGGCATACTGCAATGGAACGCCGGGCAGGGGTCGCTCCAGCCTCTGCTGCAAAGCATCGGCACGCGCATGGGCTGGGACAAAGCCCAGTCGTTCTTCAAATCCGACATCCACCATTTCGCGCTGTTGAAGCCGCATGAAGCGGTCCAGTGGTGCCTGGACCATTTCATCGCCGTGGGCAGCAAGGAAATCGACCCCGCGGCCAAGCAATGCTGGGTGGCGTTCCTAAGCCAGCCGGAGTCCGTCGCCGCCCAAATCCAAATCGCCACCGATGGAATCCTCAAGCGTGCGAAAATACTGTCGGCGAAGTTCTGCCCCGACTATTTGGGCAGCACGCGGGTGCTGGCGTTCTTCTTTGACTTGGTGACGCAAAGCGGCGGGATGCAGAACCGGGTTGGCAGCGTGCTGCCCCTCCCCTCGGGGCAGGCGGTGGAGGTGGGCGACGTGCTGGCATATGCCCATTTACAAAATCCCAAGTGCGCTGCGTTGTGGGACACGGCGGTAACGGGCGATCCGAAGGCCCAGTTGCTGCTCCATTATGCGTTCGAACGCAGCAAGCTCAGTAATCCCCTGTATATTTGGGATACTTGTTCTCGGCGTGGTTCTATCGCCTGCCGCAGCGGCTACGTGCACGACAGCTTGATCAACTTATATCAAATTTTGGATTAGAATTGCACAGTGCCAGACTGAGCAGTCCGAAGATGTTCTTCGGCTCATACTAATTAAAACTCATGGCGCACGATTTTTCTGGTGGTCAAGTTTGCGGCGAATCCGTTTCCCAAGTCCGAAGATACTCTTCGGCTTTACGTCCAATTAGCGGGAGGTGTCCTGCTTCGACCAGTCCGAAGTCTTCGGCTGATACTAATTCAAACCGCTTTTGTATTTGTATTTGTAGCCATATTTTCTTTCAAACTCAATTTCTGAGAGAAAATGAACTTCATCGTCCGAAGATACTCTTCGGCTCGTACTGATTCAAACTTCCACTTCAGCGTGAGCAGGCATTCGGTACTGGAGTCGAGGGCATCGAGGCAATCGAGACGGGTTGAGTCGTGGGCGCTGGGCAAGGGGACGAATTGCGACGGCCACGCGGTGGTCGATCCCAAGGAAGCTCGACGAAGACCGTCGTCCGAAGATATTCTTCGGCTTATACTGATTCAAACTGATATTAGGGAACAGGTGTCCGAAGACACTCTTCGGCTCGTACTAACCATGGATTTGTTCCGTCGCAACGGCTGGTCCGAAGATACTCTTCGGCTGATACTAAATTCAAACTTATCTGTTGGTGCTCAAAGAGCATTAGTCCGAAGAAGAAGTCCTTCGGCTCATACTAATTCAACCGTAACATAATACCATGGATAGGGCAAAAATGCCAAACAAATTTTGCGACTTAGATTTCAAACCGAGTGGTCGGGTTGTGCTTCCAATAGTTGCCCCACCAGCGATGCGGGCACCAGTAGCCCTCGATGGAGAACCACATCTGCCGTCCGCATTTGCACTCCATCCCCGTGCCCAGCACGAATTTGTAGAGGGAATCTAGTTCTTCCTCTGTCGCGGGCTCCAGCAAATAATTCCAGTCTTGTTTGCGCACGTTCAGAAAAATTGCCGCTTATACCGCAACATCTAGGTAAGCCGCGTCCCGAGAAAAATCAATCGTAAGAACCATGATGGAGTTTGCGTTCGGAGGTGTGCCTCCAGTTTGGTTTCCGGCGTCTGGCGTGTAGATGACGCTGATGAGGCCGTCCGCATACGCCAATCCCGATGGAGTCCAACCATTGAGAGCCCCATCAAAATTATTAGGTAAAAGGTAAAAATCTGATAGTAGGAACTGCATCCACAGGGGAAGCTGCGCGGCGTCGAGCGTGGGGGTGCCTTGGTCAAGGATCGTCAGGGCGACGGGGGAAAGCAAAATCAACCCTGCCTGCGGGAAGGCCGCCGTCGCGCTCCGGTAGGGGCCGGGGGTTTCGGACGCCCACGAGGCCGTGTAGCTGGCGAAGGGCGCGGGGATGGGGGCGGGGGACGCTATTTGCGCTCCGTTTTCGTACAGCGTGCCGTCGGCCGCGTAGCCGCTGTGGGAGTTGTCCACCGGGTTGTAGAAGGAATCGTCGTCGTACGGCTGGATGAGGGCCGTGGCGACGATGACTTGATTCAGATAGTCGTATGCGGCCATATCAATGAGTGCGTTAGTTCTTAAAAGTTTCCCGACTACTGTTCCCATCTTCAGACATGCGTAAAATCCGTAAAAATTTGACCGGAATGAGCTTTGGGCTCCTGAGCGTCACGGGGGAGTGCCCCGGCCCGCAAAAGCACCATATGTGGATGGTGCATTGCCTTTGTGGCACGGATAAATCGGTTCGTGAGGACAGTTTGCTGACTGGGCGGGCGAGGAGTTGCGGTTGCGCCAGTAACCGCTTCAAGAAATCCAAGATGGAGAAACGCTACAACCTCACAAATAAGCGGTTCGGTAGTTTGTTGGTGGTGTGGCGGGCAGGATCAGAGAAGGCCCCCAGTGGGGCTAGTCATTCTCTTTGGGCTTGCAAATGTGTGTGCGGAAACTTGATCACTGTCAAGGGCGACCACCTGAACTCCGGCCGGATTGGAAATTGTGGGCTCTGCATGGAGGTTAGATGGCACGTCAACGTAATGAATTGAACTTAACTGAGAACACATTTTTCAACCACATAGAAAAAATTTACAGGCATAACCATGCCTCGATGGGAGCGGCGGTCTAATGGCATCCACATTTCAATACCCGGCAATTGTTTCGAGGACTTTGGACCCTTCAAATAAAAGTCTCAGAACGGTAGTTGCTCGTCATGATGCGGAAATTACCGATGCCGACCTCAATCTTCTCCAAGATTTGCAAAGTTACAAAGCCGAGAGCCTCACACGGGACCACGGCGTCACGAGCGGCGGCACCACTTACGCGCCCTTCCAATACGCATCCGGCAACCCCAACACTTTTTTCATCCCGTCGTTCGACGTGCTGTTCAACAACGAGATCGTCAGCATCGTGGGGCAACAATCCTCCGACCTGACTTTGAACCGCATCCAGACCCCGGTCCCCGTGCCCCTGCCTTCGGCCGCCGCCATAATCGCGGGGGACGGGGACGCCCGGCTCTACGTCGTGTTCTTGGAGATTTGGTATCAAGCGTTGAATCCCATCACCGGGGCGGGCTACTACCAAGACCCCCTGAACCCCGGGCCGAAATATTTCTTCCCCTACGGGGGCATCCTCCCCGACCCCTCGAACGCCAAGACCCTGCCGGACGACTCCGTCGATCCGTTCCAGGGACTGTTCACCACCGAGCGCGCCCAGATTCAATGGCGACTGAACATTCAACGGGTTTCATTGGATCACGATTTCACGCAAGCGCAATTCGGATTTTATTACCCGAACGCCGAAACGCCAGGCGTGACTTACATCGCCACGGGTTCGGGTGATCCGGGCGACATCGTATACGGGCAGGCCGCCCAGCCGTCCGCCATGCCGGGGATTTCCCCGCTGGTGGGCTTGCCGACCTACCAATTCACCAACATGGGCGCGGTCAACGGCGACACGGGCTTGTGGCGCTGCGGCGACGGCAACATCAACAACTCGCTCGGCACCATGGACGGCTACAGCTACGCCATGCCCGTCGCCGTGGTGTTCCAGCGCAACACCGGAAATTTCGACATCACCAACAACATCTACGGCTGCGCCTCCGCCGCTTCGTCCACGCAGAACACGGGGACGCTGGCCACCTCCATCAGCGGCCGCTACGACTCCAAGCTCGCGGACCAAATATTCGCGTCGGAAGTCGTGGACACGCGCTCCACCACCAGCCTCGCGGGCACGGACATGGACGACCTGATGCGCAAGGGCTTCGTGGACCTCATCACGGGGCGGACGAACTTGGCGGTCAGCCGCTTCGGGGCGGCGCAGGGCAACAAGACCGAGGCCGTGGGTTCCCTGCTCGACTACTACATCGCCGTCAACCCCGCGCAAGTGGGCATCGCCCAGACGGTGGGGACTTTCGACGGCTTCGCCAACGGGTTCAGCAGCGACCTGCGCACCTTCAGTTCCACGCATCAGATCACGATAAACCAAAAAGCCTCGCCCACCAACGGGCTGCCATGGGCGATGGGCGACTCCTTCGCCATCGGCCTGCCGCGGGCCAGCCGCGCCACGATCACGGCGGTGGACGTGACGGTCTTGGCCCTCAACGGCGCGACGGGCGTGAAGACTCCGGCCGCCCTGCTCCAAGGCCAAGTGCTGATCAACGGGTTGAATTCCACGACCGCCACGGTGACCTTCATCAAGCCCCTGCTGGGCACGGCGTTCGACCCCGGCTCCCAGAATATTTACGCCACCGTTTTCGTCACTTACCCGGCGGGCGGCAGCATGACGACCGTGGCGATCCCCCACGCCATCCAAGGCGGCGTCTTGGCGGATCAGGCCTCGGGCCGCACGCTCCCGGTGTTCGGCGTCTCGGAGTACCAAGTGCAAAGCCAGCAGGTCGCCCTGAACGCCTACCAGGTCTGGGCCATCAACCCCGAATATTCGGACATCGTGCTGGGCACCAAGGTATGGAAGGTTTTCCCCGGCAGCGCGGGCATCGTGGGGACCGTCAGCGGCGCCAGCCAGACGACCTTCGCCATCCCCTGCCAAGCGATAGACGAAAGCATCAACGGGCTGTACGCCACCCGCGCTTGGGACTTGGCCACGGGCAATTTCTACAACGTGACTTCGCGCACCATGAAGTCGTCATCGACCCCCAACGGCGGCATTGTGCACACCATCGTGCTGAACGGGGCGGTGCAGACGAACTCCACGGTCGTTTTTTCCGTCCTTGCGCAGGACACGGCGCAACTGGCCTACAACGCCCCCGTCAAGGGGGCAACGCAAATCGAGGAGACGGTTCTCTTCGGCAATTACACTTCGGACTCCAATTTCCCCATGGACGCGCGGGTGGTCGTCGAATCCGTCACCTACAACGCCGCGTCCGACCTCAACACCATCGTGCTGGGCGCGAACGGCTGCCAGATCAAGGGCATAGCGGGCGACGACAGCACGCGCCTGGCCTGGGGCTTCGCCAGCGGCGTCCTCACGGCCTACAACGTCACATCCGCCAACTTGGGGGCGGGCACCGTGGTGGTGACGGTGCCGGGCAACGGCGGGACGGTGACCTTCGCCGGGGCCGCGGCGCAGCCGTTCTTGTTCGTGGGTTCCATCCTCCCCGCCTTCACGCCCGCGTCCACGCTGAATCTGCAAGTCCAGTACATACCGTATCAGGGCGAGGGCGTGCCCAACCGCGACTACGACATCCTGCATTCCGAGGACACTGCGCTCGTGACCACCAACGGCACGGGAGCCGCCCCGGTCATCGGCCTCTCAGACGTGTACCCGTACAACCGCGAGCTTCCCATCATCGCGACCCTGCCAGCGCAGCAAGGCTGGAACGACTCGCAACTGCAAAATTCCCCCGTGGCCACGGTGTTCGATTCCAATTTCGTGGCCATGAGGCAGAACAACGTGGAGCACACCTTCACCGCCCCGCTGCACACCAACGACTTCATCCCCCCGGTCAACAAGGACACCCGCAAGACCGTGCGGTTCCTCAACGCCGGGGCGCGCGGGTTCGCGCAGGCCACCCCGCACCTCGGCTACGCCATCGAAGCGCCGACCGCCCGCACGGTATTGGGGCAGAACCTGCAATCCACGCAAGCGCCCATCACCCTATACGTCAACAACGCGAGCGGCAACGACCTGAACACCGGGCTCACCCCCGCCACCGCGAAGCTGACCTTGGGCTCGGCGCTCTCCGAATTGCCGCCCGTGCTGCGCGACCCCTGCACCATCGTCCTCGCGGCCACGGGGCGGCCGTTTTCCATCTCCGCCCTCCAGAACACCTTGCAGGTCATCGCGCTGGGCGACGGGTTCATCCGCAGCGCCAAGCAATACGCGCTGGGGAACCTCTCGCGCATCATCCAGAACGAAGGCCGGTTGGTCATCATGAGCGACCCCGCCTCCACCAGCCCCGCGGTCATCGACGCAACCAACTTCAACGGCTTCGGCGACGGGCCGACGGCCGCGTTCTACATCGACACCAGCCGCGTGATCCTCAGCGGCATCCAGTTCCAAGGCTTCACCAACCCCGCAATCGTCGCCTACAACTCAGACATCGACTTTGTGAACTGCGTGTGGGTGAACAACGTGCAGGCCGGGGCGTACATCGGCTGCGACAGCGTCATCCTCGACGGCGGCTCGATCAGCCTCTCCGGCAGCGGCACCGGGCACGTACTGTCGCAGTGCAATTTCACGGCGTCCAACCACAGCCTGGTCGTCCCGGCGGGGGTCGTCCCGCAGAGCGCGTTTTTCGTCGGCACCCGCAATTCGACAATGACTTTGCAGCAACACGGTACGGGGACGTTGAATGAGACCAACATCGGCCCCACGACCGTGGTGGTGACGGCGCAATTGAACTCCAGCATCGCCGTCAACTCCACGTTCCAGACCGCGGGGAACGCCGTCCTTTCGGCGAACAGCGTCCTCCTCCGCACGGTGACCGTGAATCCGTTTTTGGGCGGCGTGGTCCTCTCCGACGTTAGCTCGTCCGTCGTCACGCAGGTAGGGTAAACAAATATGGCTATTTACAATTCTGCTCCTGCGGTTGGCATAATCGACAGCAGCAACAATTTGACGCTCAGTTGGACCCCGTACCCAGACGGCAGCGGCTCGTTCTCCCAGTACGCCTTCTGGAACATCGTCGATAGCACGACCAGCACGACTTACAAAGTGCTGCCTGTTTTCCTCAACGCCCCGACGAACACGCTGCTTGGCACCCAGACCTTCACGCAAACCCTGAGCAGCGGGGCGCACAGCATTTCCATGCAGGCATTCAGCGGCGCTTCTCCACTGCTGGCGGCCACCCTGCCGTGGCAGACCAACAACGTCAACACGCCCCGCGCCTTCCCGGACCCGCTAGCTTCGTCGTCCGTCGCCCTGAGCCTCAACTCCGTGCTCTTGGGCCAAACCCTCACGGTGACGCTGACCCTGTACGCCGGGGCTGACCAATGGCAGGTGCAGTGGCCTGACAACTCCTCCACGGGCTGGCTGCCTTTGAGCGCCAATGTGGTGGCCAAGTCGTTCTCCGTCCCCGGCGCGCAGAACATCACCGTCCAGACCCGGCGCAACTATAGCGGGAGCCAATACAACCCGCCCGTGTCGTTGATCCGCCAAGTCGCCCAGCAGATTTTCGTCGTCAACCAGCAGCAGGCCGGGACCACGGCCGTCTCGGGCGGATTGACGGGGGACTTGGGTTTCGGCGGCCCGCAGGGCTTTGAAATCGTAGATGCATCGAGCGCCGCGGCGATTCCCAACCCGTGGGAAATCATCGCCCGCGGATTCGTGCGCGACACCGTGACCAATGAACTGAAGCTGATGGTCGCCACCACGCGCTTCTCCAACGCAAGCTCGCTCCTCGGCACCATGGCCATCGACGTGTTCCCCGTCCAGGGCCGCCCGCACGCCGTGGAATTGATCGCCCCCGTGTACGAACTTGCCACCACCTCGGCGACCGAAACCGTCCTCGTGAAAATCGGGACCAGCACGCTGCCGAACCTCATCGTCGGCAAGTCCGTCGCGCAGGCGTTGGGCGGATCGCTGGCCATGACCACGAAGACCGGGACGGGGATCGACCCCTTCCTGTGGGCCGCGTCCGGCTTGCCCTCGGGCGTGACCATCAGCAGCAGCGGCGTGATCAACGGCATCCCGCAGGCCCTCGGGGCCTTCAACCCGACCTTTGCCGTGCAGGACAGCAGCATCCCGTTCTCCATCGACGAGGCCACGCTGAGCCTCGCGGTCGTCACCGACCTGCTGGTGCAGGTCGCGGCCGGGCAAACGGACGCGCAGAACGCCGCCCTGCCCCCGCTCGGCACATCGCTGGGCGTCGCGCAGGTCGGCACGCCGTACAAAGTCCAGATGCAAGTCGGGAACACCAACCCGACCGCCGCTTCGCCGGGCGGGTTGGCCCCTTACCAGTGGAGCATCCCGGCTGGGGCCCTGCCCATCGGGCTGGGCATCGACCCCGATTCCGGCATCATCAGCGGGTACCCCTGCACTTACAATTCGCAGCAAGACTACGGGCGCACCTACACGGCCATCGTGCAGGTGACGGACGCCATCGGCGCGAAGGCCACCCAGACCTACACCATGTCGCTGATAGCGGCTGCCCTGCAATTCGGCCCCATCGACCAGAGCACCGTGTTCGCGTTGCAGGAATTCAAGCTGGATGTCCCGGTCTGGGGCGGCCAGTCCCCGTACAGCGGCCTGGTTTTCACGGCACCGAGCGCAGACACCCCGTCCTACGGCACGACGGCATTGGTCGATGGCCGGGTGGAAGTCCACATCGGTCCTGCGGGCTCGCCCCCGGTCGGCGGCGGCGGGTTCCCCACCACCGCGACGGGCGGGCACGCCTTCAACCTGCAAGTCACCGACAGCAACGCGAGGACCATCGGCCCGGTCCCCGTCAACTACCAAATAGCCAACGAGATCAGCGACATCCGCATCGTGAAAGCCTCCCCCGGCCACTATTGGGACTACAACGACGCGACGGCCGTGGCCCTGCCGATATCCGGCAACCTCGCGGGGTACGTCCTGAATTCCGTGTCGGTCCTTTCCCCCTCGCTCGGCAACGGCATCGTCGTCGGGATCGACGCCACGGTCCCGCAAGTGAACGCCGCCGGGCCGCCGACCACCTATACGAATTCCCAGTTGCGCATCCCGTTGGTGCTCACGCAATCGGGCACGGCCTTCGGAAGCGTTTCTCGTGAATACACTTTCGCCGCCCACAACGATTCGGCCTCCGCCAACGACATCGGAACTTTTGCTGCGGCCCCCCGCCCCTATATCGTGAACGTCGATACCGTGGCGCTCAACCCCCGCAAGCCCTACTTCAACTCTGCGGCCACGGTTCCCGCCACCATCTCTGGATACTCGGCCCGTGTGCAATCCGGCTCGTCCCTGCCCCCCGGCCTTTCACTGGATCAAAACACAGGCTTGATTTACGGCCTGCTGGTGGGCATGGCGGCCAGCAGCAGCGTCATCGAATACATCGACGCGGGCGGCACGATCCACGGCACGGTCACGATATTCTGGACCACGTACCAAAACGCCTTCCAGCCGACCAACGGCGGGAACGTGGTGGTTGGCTCCATGGGAGTGGCCTCGACGCTCACGCTCTTCACCGCCCCCACGGGCATAACGCTCGCGAACCCCACCATCATCTACCCGCTGTCCAACAACACGGCGCTCGGGGTCCAGGGGACTTCGGTTCAGCTTGACGGCACCCAGACCATGGTGCAGTTGGTCGGCACCCCCACGGAGGCGGGTTACTTCGACCTTTGGATTCAGGTGCAGAATAGCTCGAACCTCGCGCAATTCTCCTACATCTACCAGCGGGTGGTCATCGGGTACGCCAAGCCAATGATCATCCTGACCTCCTCGCCGCTGCCTGTTTTTGGTCAGTGGTCGAGCACGGGCGCTCCGGCGTCGTTCGCGATTGTTGCTTTGCGGGGATTCGGAGGACTTGCGCCGTACACTTGGTCCTCCCCGCAGTTCCCAGGTCCAGGATTTACATACTCCGGTACGGGTTCGCTCGCGGGAATGGTCCTGACCTTGGACCCCTTAACCGGGATCATTTCATTGACCGCGGCCCCGACTTCCGTCCCCGGCGGCCCCACGCCCATTTTTACTACCCTCAGCCCGCTGACGATAACCATGACGGACAGCCGTTTACCCGTGGCCGGAACGGTGTCCAAACTTTTCACATGGACATTCAACGACTCGCTGGTAAATACGACGCCCGGCATCCCGACCATCGTGACGAATTCGGATTACGGTTTTGCGATGACGGCGACGGGGGGCAAGCCGCCGTACAGTTGGACCAAGGGCACGGGCTCGCCCACACCCGCCCTGCCGAGCGCCATCCTGTTTCCGACGACGGGGATTTTCTCCGGGGTCACGGCCGTCTCGGGCTACAGTTCGTCTTTCGCCATCACAGTCACAGATTCCCTTTCGGCCACTTCATCCGGCTTCAACGGAGCGGGCGTTCCTTACCTAATCAAGACTGGTGCGGCAGTTTTGGCTGTCGATCAAACCAAGGTCGGCGTCATAAACCGTGGCGTGCCATACCAAGGCACGTTAACGATTTTGAACGGCTCCAGCAACTTCCAAACCCCGGTCCAGTGGCAGATCGCCCCGACCCCCAGCATCCCCAACTCGATTTTGCTCGGGTTGACATTGCAGGCGGACTCTTCGACGCTGGGTGCAAACGCGATTATTTCCGGGACGTATCTCGGCATCCCGCATCAAGCCGAGTCCATCGTCCAAATCACTGGCAACGGCGGAAGCGGCACCGTCACCGTGACCACGCAACAGGCCCTCGGGTTTCAAGTAGGCGACCAAGTCACCATCAGCGGCACGGTGCACTTCAACGCAACGGCCACGATAGCGAGCGTGGCGACGGACAAGGCATCGTTCACTTACTCCGCGACCGTGGCCTTCCCGCCCGAAAGCGTCGGCACCGCCACGGACAGCACCAATTTGTACGTCGTGCATGTCTTGGCGGTCGATAGCCTCAACCAAGTCGCCGCCGCCCTCGTGACACTCAACACCAGCACCGATTTGGCCGTGACGACCAACGCTTTGCCGAACGCCGTGGTCGGCGGGTCGTACAACCTGCAACTCACCGCCTCGGGCGGCGTTTCCCCCTACACATGGGTCATCGACGACCCGGTTTCCGCGACTTCCACGGCGACCCTTTCCGCGGCCGGGCTGTCTTTGAGCGGCGGCGGTTTGATCACGGGCACGGCCTCGGCGATCTTCAACAGCAATATCACCTTCCGCGTCACGGACAGCCTCGGCGGCACCGCGAACATCGCCCGCGCGGTTTTGAACCTCACTTCGCAAGCTTCGGGCCTCACCATCGTCACGTCGTCCATAACCCCGGCAGTCAGCGGGCTGCCCTACAGCTTCACGCTGCAAGCGGCCGGAGACGTGAGCACTCCCTATTCTTGGAGCATCGCTTCCGGAGCATTGCCCACGGGCTTGAACTTGAGTTCTGCTGGTGTAATCAGCGGATCGTCCACCGCCGTTGGTTTTCTCCAATCTATCACCTTTAAGGTGACGGACACCCTGGGCGCGAATGTCAGCAAGGCCCTCAACGTCGCGGTCATCAGCGGTTTGGCCCTCAGTTCGGGTATTGACTACACAGACAGCCTCGGCACGGGGGTCATCGGGTACGTTTCATCCGGGCAAGTGACCTCCATCAACCCCCGCCCGAACCTGTCGTTCTATGTCGTGGCCACGGGCGTGCAGAGCACGTCGCCCAGCCAGATGGCGGTGACGACAGGCAACGCCAACATCGCCGGGACGGTGACCAGCATCGCCAGCGGCGTGGCGCAGATCAGCTTGACGGGCACGGGCTTCGCCAACGGCACGCCGGGGAACAACACCGTGAGCGTGTCGGTGACGGATTCGGGCACGACGGTCACGAAGACCTTTACGTGGGTGATTTACAGCGACGGGGCCCTGCGCATCGGGGCGGCGCTGCCGACCCAGTTGACGACGCCTTAAGAGGGACACATGCCAAACGAAACAGTGAATGTTACCATATCAGGGGCCAACGGGCAGACCAAGTCATTGGTGCTGCTGGTCCCCAGCGGCGGCACGGCCAGCGGCCCGGTGAGTTGGACGGGGAGCAACTTCGGGCTTGACAGCATCACTGCCTCGGCCGTCATCCAAGGCGTCACCTACACCTCCAACACGGCGCAAACCCGCTGGGGCGTGAGCGACCTCACGGCCACCGTCCCGTCCACCAACGCATCGGGCGCGAACAGCAACACCTTTTGGACCTTCGTGGTCATCGGGGTCTTCCCGGACGGGACGCACACCGGGCCTTCCCACCCCGTGACCACCTCCTACACGCACTTCTTCCTCCAATGGACGGCCGCCGCGGGGGTCAGTTACTACAATGTATATTGCACGCAATCAATAATCGGCAGCGCCGGAACAGCCACCGCCACGGTCGGCTTGCTGCACGGCATCGGCACGGGCAACAGCGGCAACAACAGCAGCACCATCGGCGGCGGGGGGCCCAACTTCCCGTCTTCGATCACGCAGTTGTGGATGGACGACGGTGGTTTCTTCAAGTACGCGGGCGACGGCACGGCCCCTCCGGCCGCCAACACCACGCTGGCGGTTCCAAGCATCGGCGGGGGCACGGGCAACTTGACCATCTCGCCTTCGGGCAGTTCCAAGAATGTCGGCAGCGTGCAGAGCTTGACGGTGACGGTGAGCGGGATCGTCTTCGCTTCCCTGCCGTACATCCCGCTGCTCCAAGGGACCTCCGGCAGCCTGCCGCTGTACAACAGCCCCAGCGCCAATGTCTTCAACTACCCGGCGTACAACGGGCAAGCGGTCAACAAAGCCACGGCGGCGGCCAACGCATGGGTCGTCAGCGGCGACAACACTTCTTGGCAGGGGCGAGTCTCCGTCACATTCGACGGCACCAATTTCCTCTTGAGCTACAACGGCGCCGCCGCCCCCAGCGGGGCGGACACCACGAATTTGACGCTGACGGCGGACGACATCGCCTGGTACAACAGCGCGGGCGGCACGTACGATGTCTTCAGCGGGAGCGGGGGGACTTCCCTCACGGTTTTGGTGGAGTGGCTTGCGAAGCCCACGATCTCCTCCGTCAGTCCCACCACCGCGCTCGCCAACGGCACGTCGCAAAATTTCACGGCGGTTTTGTCCAGCCCCATTTCTCCTCGCCAACTGGGCACGCAATACGCCACGGGGAATTCATTGTCGTCGGCTAGTTTTAGTTTGACCAACGCCACCGTCACGGCCGTGACGCCCTTCTATAACGGCAGCGGCTGGCTCACGGGCTGGACGGTGACCGCCACGATCCCCAGCGCCACGTCCAACAGCACCGCGACCATGGCCGCCACCGTCACGGGCGTGCTGACGTATTTGAACGGCGCTTCCTTCGTCTCGCAGGGCTCCCTGTACTACATCGGCCCCGCGTTGCAAATCGCCACCATCAACATCATCGGCGCTTCCTTCAGCGCGCCGCTCGCGTATTCATTTTCAGTGGCTCCGTCCGGGCCCGGCTACACCACGGCAATCACCCTCACGCTGACGGGCATCGTCTTCCAGCAGCAGAACAACCCCGTGACCATGACCTTCATCGGGTCGCAGTTCAACGTGGGGGCGGGCACGCAAACGAGCCGCACCACAGGCACCTTGGGCGGGGTTTCCGGCTGGCTCACCACCTTCACCGCGACGTACACGTCCTCCAACCTGCCGCCCTCGCCGGGGGAGACCTTGGGGTTCACGGCCCGCGACTCCACCAGCGGCCTGACGGTCACGTATCTGAGTTCCACGTCCTACAGCTTCACCGCCAGCGGCGGGGGCGGGGGCACGGGCGGCGGCTGCCCGGCGGTCGAGATGTACTTGGACGCCACGCACCATGTCTACGACGTGGAAGCGGGCTTCGCGTTGAGGACCCTCAAGGACGGGCCGGAGCAATATGCGGCGGGACGCCTGCCGGATGTCCAGGCGGCCAAGATCATCAACATGGACTACAACACCCAGCCGTGCTACCGCCTCGTCGCCGAGAACGGCGCGGAGGTGACGGTCAGCGGCAGCACGCCCGTGCCGACGAAGGAAACCATCGAGACGTTGGCAAGGGGCACGCCCATCACCGACCTCGTGGTGTACGCGAGCGAAGCGCGGTCCGGGATGCACGTGGTCACCGACGTGGGCAAGGGGCCCGCGTGGTCGATGCTGGTGGAAACGGAATCCGTGGGCATGCGCACGGTCGCCCGCTTGTACTGCGGCGGGCACAACTTCGCCGCCGGGGCGCGGCCGGGGAAATACATCTACACGCACAACGTGCTGTTGAACGTCAAGTAAATAATGGCAAACAACTACATCTACGGGTACAGCGGCCCGCCGTTCAACTTCCTCGGGCACCACAGCCAGTCCCAGCAGACGGCCTTCCAGGACTGGGTCAACGCCCGCAAGGGCAATCTGGCGGCCGTGCAGCAGTTCCATCAAATCCGCGCCGCGCAGCTTCGCAAGACCTCGGGGGCCCTGGAGCAATTCTACCGGAAGCTCAACGACGAGCCACTGGCCCCGACCTTCAAGAAGCCCACATGGCAGCCAGGGCCGCAGGGGTATTTCCCCTACCAGTGGCGCGAGGACCATCTGCCGATGGTCGCCATGGCGCAGGTCAAGGACTACATGCGGGAGCAGCTTCAACGGCAGGACGAGGCGGTGTTCCACATGAACCATGCCCGCAATCTCATTGAGAAACAAGAGGATAAGGCCGAGAACGCCTTCGAGGCCCTGAACCACCCGCAGCGCAGCCTTTCGCTCCTGCTGACCAAGATAAACAGCTACTTCAAGAAGCCGGAATACGACGCCGTTCTAGTGAACGACACCGGGGACGTGTACCCGGCGGGATCGACGCAACCGCGCTTCCGCGTGCACCAACTCGACGCCCCCACGCAATGGGAGATCGAGCAAGCGGGGCGCGCGGCCAAGCCCGGCGCGGCCGTGGTGAGCAAAGAGGAGCTTCAACATTAGCTACGACTACAACACTTTGACCGTACAGCCCAGCACCTCCACGCCCGTGGGGGCGTGCGACCACCAGCAGTCCTTCGAGCGGTACGTGGTCAACCAGACGGATTTCCGCACCCTGAACTACGCGGGGAACACCGCCATCAACACCCGCGCCCCGATCAACGGGGCCGACTCCGTCCAGATGTGGATTTCCCAGGAGGAGGTCCTGCCGGGCGACCCGACGTACGGATGGCAAGTCAGCGTGGACGAGAACCGCATCGCCGTGACCAGCGACATTTTCTACAAGATAGCATTCAACCACCCGGTGCGCCTGGTGCTGCCGCTCATCGAGGTCAGCTACATCAGCCGCCAGCAGTACTGCCTGAAGTGCAGCGCCCTCGGCGTTTTGAACGACTTGAAGCAGTCCTCTGGGGGGTTCCTGCACGTGGTGCAAAACGTCAAGCTGGCCCAGAAGGCCTTGAAGTGGCTGCTCACCTCCAGTTGCCCCTTCTACCCCACTTTTATCTGCCAGCTTAAGTCCTACATCGGCCAGAAACTCGGTATCTACCTTACGGACACCGACATCCAGACGCAGGTCATAAATGCGTTGTCCCGCTTGCAGCAGGTGCAGCAGGCGCAATCCACCGTGCAGGCCCTGGACCCGGCGGAGATATTGAAGGACATCGTCGATGTGAGCGCGGTCATAGACCCCGACGACCCCACCACCGTGCGGGTCAGCGCCTTGTGCACCTCGTACACGGGCAGCACCACGCCGCTGGGATTCACTTTGCGGATGAATTCATGAAGTACATAGCTACGGCCAGGCCTAAGAAGAGAGCGAAAGAAATGAGTTTGCCTTTCAACATCACAGATGCGGACTTAATAGTACCGGACTTGTGTCCGGTGCTTGGGATAAAACTTAAATTCAATCAAGGAAAAGGCCCAACCGATAACTCCCCGAGTGTAGACCGTAAGTTGATACTCCGTGACTTAGAAGAGAACAGCTAACTTATGCCCACGCCACAGACCACGCTCGCCGCCCTGCAACTGGCCACCCCCGCGCTTCCCGCGGGAACCACCACGCTGTCCATAGATTCATCCGTGCTCCCCGTCGTCATCGCGGCTGACCAGAACACCACGCGGATCGAACTCTCGCTGTACAACGCCGTCCTGCCCGTCACCGCGTTCACGACGGCCGCGGGCCAGAACACTTTCTCCGCCAGCGTCGGCATCGACCAGACGGTCGCGGAATCCACCGTTCAGATCATCGGCCGGAACTACAATCCGACAACCGCTTGGCTGCCCAGCCAATCGTTCGCTTTGAATTTCAATTTCGCCGACCCCAACGGCAACGTGCAAACGGCCATCCGGGCGGGGGTTTCCGGCTCCCTCCAGCCCGCATGGGGGGCCAGCCTCCCGGCCGCCATTTCGAACGTCAGCCTGGCCAGCAACATTTTGGCGGTCACCTGCGCCAACACGCTCCAGCCCGGCAACCAAGTGCAGTTGTCGGGGGTCACTGGCGCCGCCTTCCTCAACGGGCAGGTGCTCACCGTCGTGACCAACAATTCGTCGGAGTTCACGGCGACCTTCATCCACGCCGATTATTCGTCCGCGGGGGACACGGGCACCGCCAACATGGTGACCGCCGACAGCGGGGTGCTGTGGGCCAACGTCGGGTTCATCGCCATCACCCCGACCATCAAGTTCGTGCTTTTGTCCTTCGAGAGCGGGCTGTCCATCGTCATCGCCCCGCCCTCCGGCATCACGGCGGCGAAGAACCAGACCGACTGCCTGCTGCAATGGGTGACCCCCGACTTCCCCGGCTTCGTGGGCGTGCGGGTCATGGTCAGCACCGACCCCGCGGGCATCAACCCCCCGTTCACCCAGTTCGGCGACTTGGTCTCCAGCGTCAGCAGCACCGAGCAGGTGGTGGTCAACTCGCAGGTCAACACGCAGACCAGCGTGCCCACGGCGGTCGTCAGCAACATCGTCATCGACAACAACGAAGTCACGGTCACGGCGGCCAACAGCTTCATCCGGGGCACGGTGCTGACCCTCGCGGGGTTGATGAACGCGACGTTCCTCAACGGGCAAACGCTGACCGTGGACACCTCCAGCGGCACGCAGTTCACGGCCCGCTACGTGCACTCGGGGAGCTACGCGCAGCCCGACAGCGGCACGGCCAGCAGCACCATCAGCACCAACGTCGTGACCGACACCCAGACGGTGCAACTGGTGAACTTTAGCTCCGTGGACATCCCCTCCAGCTTGATCAACAGCGGCGTGTTCTACGCCATGTTCTCCACGGTGGTGCAGGCGGTGGACCAAGGCTCCAACGTGCTGTACGAATCGGTGCAGAACGGCCCGCTGCTTTGCGGCTACGTGAATTTGCAGGTGGTCGGGCCCGCGGACTTCCCCGTGCTGGCCCGCAAGGAAGAGATCGCGGGCCGCTTGATCGGCCAGATCACCCGCCAGCGCCCCACTTTGGACTTGTCGCCGCGCTCGGAAATCCGCGACTTGTTCATCGACCCGTTCTCCATCGAAGTCTCGAACATGAGCGTGCGCGAATGGTTCGCGGGCGTGGGCTCGTCCATCTCGGCCATCTCGCAGGTGGACGACACCACGGGCACGGGCGTCAGCGACCCGTTCCAGTCCAGCCCCTACAAGCAGCAACTGGCCCGGGCCTACGGGCTGAGCCCGCAGGACACGCAAAGCCTCATCGACGAACGCTTCGACATCCTCGGCGAGCAGGCGGGGTTGACGCGGTTAGCGGCCTCGTCGTCCACCGTGGTCCTGACCTTCTACACCTACCAGCAGCCGCAGCAAAGCATACTGATCCCGCAGAACGCCGTGGTGGCCACCATCTCGGACGCCACCGTCCCGGCCCTGACGTTCGTCACGCAGGGGCAGGCGTTGCTCAACGTCAGCAACCTGACTTCTTTTTACAACACCCAGTACGGCTGGTGGGGCGTGGATGTCCCCGCGCAATGCGCCTCCGCGGGCAGCGCGACCAGCGTCGGCAGCGGCAGCATCGCCCAGGTGGTCAGCAACGTCCCCTCGGGCATGAACGTCACCAACCTCGTCTCCGCGCGGTTCGGCACGGACAGCGAGTCCAACGCCCATTTCGCGGCCCGCATCCAGGCGCGCAACGTCACGGGCGTGGACACCGGAACGCGGCACGGCTACCTCGTCACCGCGCTCAGCACCCCCGGCATCGTCGGGGCGCAAGTGGTCGCGGCGGGCGACGTGGAGATGGTCAGGGACTGGGACCCCATCCGCCAGAAGCACGTGTTCGGCTGCGTGGACGTGTACACCCGCGGGACCACCGCCTCCCAGCAGGACGAGACAGCCTTCTTCCAGTACCGGAGCGCCGGGACCTACGGGCAGGCCAGCACCTACATCCCGTTGAACCCCGTCAGCGGCATGAAATTCCAAATCGCCGGGTTCGGCGGCCTGCCGTTCCCCCTGTACGACGCCGTGGAGCTTCAGGTCAGCCGCTTGGGCAGTTCATTTTACCTGGGGCTGGACCGCGCGCAGTTCGACAACGTGAACGGGGACATCGTCCTGAACGCCACGGACATGGCGTACCAATACCTCGGCGGCAGCGTCTCCCAAGTCAAAGCGCCCCTCGTGTTGAACGGCAACCCGGCCACCAATTCAGCGGTGGTCTCGGCCCTCAGCAGCGCCACCACGGGGACGTACTCCTTCGCGCTGTTCGCCCGCTACAAGTCGCCTTTCGTGCTCGTGCCGTCGCTTCAGCCCGTCACCAGCATCCTGTCCATCGCCGGGCAGTCCGGCCTGACGGGAGTCGTGTCCTCGGCCGTCACGCAATTGATCCACACCTCGGACTTCCTGCTCGACGGCGGGTCGAACGACGCGGGCGACATCGTGCAAGTGAACATAGCCAGCCAGCCCGCCACCTCCACGGTCACGGCGCTGCTGGCCCAGCCCGCGGTGATCGACACGGCCATGGACGTGCCCGTGGACGCCAACGGCAACCCGCTGGGGGTCCTTTCGGTGCGCAGCACGGATTCGTCCACGCTGTACCAAAACGGGATCGACTACGGCATCGTGCCCACCGGGGCTTACCGCACCTACGGGTTGCGGGTGCTGGTCTCCTCGGTCCTCATCAGCGCCGTCAGCGTGCTGAACAACGTCGCCACCATAACGGCCAACAATGAGTTCGGGGTCGGCGCGCCGATATCCTTCAGCGGCCTGTTGAACGCCACTTTTCTGAACGGGCAAACCTTGCCCGTGGCCGCCGCGACGCCCACGGCCTTCACCGTCGCCTTCACAACCCCCAATCAATCGACGGCGGGGGACACCGGGCTGGCCAGCGGCAGCGCCATACAAAACAACCAGTCGGTGGTGGTGGGCTACAACAAATTCGTGCTGTACGAACGGCTCTCGTTCGCCCCCGCCGAGCCGCAGGTACTGAACGGCACTTTGCCCACCACGCTGGACAACCAAGGTTTCGTGAACAACGTGTGGCTGCCCCAGAGCTACAGCGCGGGCATCCCGTCCTTCCCCTTCGCCAGCGGCTCCGTGAACGCCACGTACCTCGCCCTCGTTTACGACGGCTGGAACGGGCAATACGCGCTGGACGGCAGCCTCGACGTGGCGGGCTCGGCGCTTGCGACGCAAGCCCTCTCCGGGACGACGGTGCTGGGCTACACGGGCTTGATCGGGGCGCAAGTGCCCTACAATTCCAGGTACGTCAAGGTCACGTACTACAACGGCACCGCGAATATCGTCAAGAAAGAGGGCATCGACTTCGCCCTGGGCGTCGATCCGATCTCCGGCACGGCCACGGTTTCCCGCATCATCACGGGCACCATCCCGGACGGCGGCACGGTGCTGGTGTCGTACTTCTATCTGGAGCCCTTCGACTTTTCCACGCAATACCCAGCGGCTGTGCAAATCCTCGTGAAGCAACTGGCCGCGACGAAGCACGCCGCCGCCGACGTTCTGGTGAAGGCCATGGTCGCCAACCCCGTGGACATCACCATGGCGGTGACGCTCAACTCCAACACCTCGGCGGAAGCCATCGACCCCACGATCCGCACGATCATCAACATCGTCTTGGACAACGCCATCAACACTTTGCACCAGTCGGAACTCGTGGCGCAGGTGCAGTCCATCACCGGGGTGCAAAGCGTGCAATTGCCGCTCCTGAAATGCGCCAAGAGCGATGCCAGCTACGACATCGGCGTGGTGGTGCCCACGGGGACGGCTTGGGTTCCGCTCAAGAGCGACCCCGCGTTCGCCAAGCTGAACGTGCCGTCCAATAGCTGGATAACCGCGCTCCCCGTGCTGCCCGACAGCACCCTCCCGTCAGGCGGGCAGGACAACGCCATCGTCGATTTCCTCTACGAGGGGCAGGTCTTCCGCCGCGCCGCCAGCGTGCAGGACTTCCTCGGCAACAGCACCAGCCCGGCGCACATCGCGTCCATCGCCACGCCCGGCTCCTTCTACATCGTGGGGACCAACGACAGCATCGGCCCGGCAGCGCCCCTGGGCAACGCGTACGCGCAGAGGGTTTTGCTGGTGGTGCCGCAGGACGTGGTGAACCCCGGCAACCTCAGCTACCTCGTGACTTACCAAGTGTTCGGGGAGGGCGGGGCCACGGACATCACCGTAAGCTCCACTGAGTTCCTGTCCCCCGGCCGCATCACCATAAATTATCTGACGGCTTCTTAACAAATGGCGATCAAAAACACACAGCCGGATTTGCTCTACGTCCGGAGTCGCGAAGATTTATTGCAATATGAAGATGCGCGCATGAATTCGCTGCTACAGGCGATGGCGAATTTCTACACCACGCGCAACGACCAGAGCACGTGGGGAAATTTCCTCCGCGCCCTCGCCATAGAACTGGCGAAGCTGGACTACGCCTATTCGTACGACATCGTCAACAGCAACCCCGGCTACTTGACGCCCCCGGACATCAAGCGCCGCTGGGCCGACCCCCTGTACGTCAGTTCCAACTGGCCGAGCCCCGCGCAGTTCGACCTCGCCTACAAGGCCATGCTGGTGGAGTTGATCGCCGCGTACCGACAGGGCAGCACGGTGGCGGGCATCCAGGCGGTCATCTTCGCCTACACGGGCATCAACATCCAAGTGCAGGAACTGTACAAGGACATCGGCGACGGGGTGTTCGACCAGTCGGACCGCAACTCCATAAAAGTCTCCGTGAGCGTGGGGGCCAACTCCCTCGACCAAGTGACCTCCCTCACGCAACTCCAGCAAATCGTGCAGAGCCTCTACGGGGCCATCGACCTCGCCAAGCCCGCCCACGTGGGGCTGGAGTTCACGACCATATTCGGGGCGGACGAGAACATCGACTGCTTCATCAGCCCGGCCTTCGTCACGCAGCAGCAATACGCCACCCTCACCGCCGCGCAGCAGGCGCTTTATTCGCTGACCGGGTACGCGCTGGTCAACCCCCCGGTTTTCTGGGAAGCCTCCACCCCGACCTCCAACCCCGTGGGCCTCAACACCCTGCTGCGGGACTCCAACGGGAATTTGCAGCTTGCCACCGTGGCGGGCGTGCCCGGCACCTCGGTCCCCGCGTGGGGCATGGTCTCGGCTGTGCCGACGACGGACGGCGGCGTCACGTGGACGAACATATCGCCAGCCGTCAGCTTCCTGTCGCTGGCCAACGGCATTCTCACGGTGACGATGGGCGCGGGGCCGTTCACCCCGGCGTTCCCGAAGGGGCAAAAAGTCGCCCTGACCAATCTCGCGGGGAGTTTCGCGGTCCTGAACGGGCAGCCGCTCACGGTGATTTCCAGCACGCCCACGACGTTCACGGCCGCCTTTGCCGGGGCCGTGGTGCTCAGCCCGCCCGTGAGCCCGCCGCTCAGCCCGCCCGTGTCCGGCCCGCAGGCGCAGGGCACGGTCGCCTACATCCCGCCCAGCGCCGTGAATCCGTCGGCCTTCAAGGCCCTGCCTTCGGCCTTGCGGCTGCTTTACCAGCAGCAATACACCAATTCGAACTGCTCCAGCACGGGGATCAACGACACGCTTCGCATTTTCGTCCGCCAAGTAGAGGCTTCCCCGCAGGCCCCCATGCTCATCCAAGCCCCGGTGCTCGACATCGCGAACCCCACGACCACGGTCGGCGCGTGGGGGGTCCTATTGGCCCCGACGCTCAGCGCCTCGCAATGGGCGGCTTTGCCGTCCATCGGCTTCACGGTCAGCAACACCGCGGCGGACGGCGCGAACGCCACCTACACGTTCAACGCCTTGGCCGGGGGGACCGCCGGGGCGCAGTTGCACGAGGGCATGCGGGTCACCATCGCGGGCACCACCAACGGCACGCGGACCCTCGCGCTGACGCAGGCGGCCCCCTCGGTATCGCAGAACAACGCCGTCTACACGGGCACCGTGACTGGCGGGGCCAACAACGCCTTCGCGGGCCTGACCTTCACGGTCTCTGGCTTCCAGACATCATCCAACAACGGCTCGTTTCCCTGCGTCGCCTCCAACGCCACGATGCTCGTGCTGGCCAACGGGGCGTCGATCATGGAAATCCACGCCGCCTCGGCGGTCGCCCGCCCGTTCGACGCCACGGGTAAGATTCAAAACGTGAAGCTGGCGCTCTCCCCGCCGCAGAAGCCGTCCAGCGGGACGTTCCAGATCGCGCTGGCGCAGACCGTGGCCCCGGCCCCCGAGGGCGCGGCCGCCGGGCTGGTCACTCCGACGCTGCAAAGCGCCTATGCGCTGCGCGGCGGGCAGTACGTCATTTTGCAGGACGCCTCGCTGGCCCCGCTCAATTCCCCGGCCCTCGTGCCGCCGCCGCGCTGGATCGGGGTGGTGGACCAGCTTCAATCGCCCCCGGCGGGGTTCCAGCTTACGGGCGAGGTCGCCAACTGGGACATCACGCACCCGGCCGGGCTCGTGGCCCCGCGCCTCGATCAAGTGTGGGAAATCACCACCGACGAGAGCTTCGTTTTCGGCCTGTAAAACGCGCCAACTAGCGGCTCCATAGATAGAATGAGCGACGAAAAACAAGCCTACGTCTCGCCCCCGTCCGGGTTGCTGGAAATCACCATGATCCGGGACGCCAACCCCCGCGTGACCCTCAACCTGGACCTCGGAATCCCCAACTTCACCGTGTTTTCCATGACTGTGCCGATGGTCGAAGACCAGCCGCAAGCCATGAGCAGGCTGATCTCCGAATCCGTCAACGTGCTGATGGACGAGGTGGCCACCTTCATGCTGAGCATGGAATATGAAGAAAGCGTGATCGTGGAGATTTACGCGTTGGTCCTCAACACCTTCAAGGGCATGAGCAAGGAGTCCGACAGCGCCAAGGAGCAGGACCGCACCGGGGCCGACCCCATCGTGCGCACCTTCGAGGGCACCTTCAAGATGCCCGTGTCCTTCGTGAACGAGACGCAAGCCAAGGTGGTCACCGCGGCGACGAAAATCCTGCGGCTGCCGAAGACCCGGCACATCGAACTGAGCTACGAGCCCAAGCGCAAGACCACCGTCGGCGACACGGCCCGCGTGATCCGCCAGTACCGCAACCGCAGCCTGAAGCAGCAGCCCAAGCCCCTGTACGTCATCGTGTACGACCAGATGGGCCGCCCCACGGGCACGCTCTCCCTCGGGCCGCAGTTCAAGAACAAGCTGCTCTCCCTGACCACCAAGAGGGCGGCCGTGGAGTTCATCCAGCCGATGAGCTTCCCCGACGAGCAGAGCATGAAGATGGGGCTGCTGCCCCCCGGCATCCCCAAGACCATTTCGGTCGGCGACATGACCTACCTGCCGGAGGGCGTGGCGGGCGTGGACATGGCGCTGTACCATGGGCCGCAGGACTACCTCGTGAAGTTCCCCGACGGCCGCTCCTCGATCTTCCCCGGACGGCCAACTTTCCGCAACATGCGGCGCTTGAACTTCCCGGTGCCCCGCAACCGCTTCAAGTGGACGTTGCTCCCGCCGCCCCCTCCGCCCGAGCAGGAAGGACAAGCGGGGGCGGCCAAGACAGGAGGGGAGGCGCTCCAGCCGCAGAAAGACACGGACGCGGAAATAGAGCACGTCCGGCAGCACAACGAGGCCGAGGCCAGCCGCCGCGGCGAACGGCTGCATTGGATGGCCGACGAGATGACGAAAGCCTTCGACGATCCGCGAAGGTAACGAGTATTAAGCAAGATGCAACTCAGGAGCGACATGCAGCTTAAGGAAGATTTGACGCACTACACGCCGCGCATCAATATCCGCGTGACGCGGGCGGACAACGAAGAAATTCTGTACCAAGGCCACAACGTCATCGTCAACGTGGTGAAATGGTTGTTTGCCCGGCTGATGGCCAACAGCATTCCCAACACTCCCAATCCCCCGTATGCACTGGGTGAAACCAGCGACACCAATAGCGACCCGTTTTATGGTGTGTGGGGCTTGGCCCTCGGTGCTGGCAGCCCCGGTTGGGCACCCGAGACGCAGCCCGACCCAACGCCCGTGCAGACGGCCGTGATCCAGCAAATCCTCCGCAAGCCGCTTTCCCGCGTCAATTACGTGGACGCCAATTTCAACCCGCTTTCCACTTTTTCCACCATGGTGGACTTCCAAACCACGGTCAACGCCACCACCGACAACATCACGCAGGGCATCCGCGAGATGGGCTTGATCGGCGGGGGCACGATAAACAACGGCGGGCCGACCAACATGCTGACCGCCCCGTTCTTCGACCCCGCTGGCACCAGCGGGCCGGGGCAGGGACCGAATCCCAACTCCGTGGTGTTGATAAATTACAAGACCCTCCCTCCCCTGATCCTGCCTGCTGGCGTCGATATCATTTTTAGCTGGGTATTGTCGTTCTAAGCGCCGGGTATGACGAAGCGGCGAAAGTCGAAGTATTACGATGAAGTGATGGTTTCCACTATTCTGAACGCCTTGGCTCGTGACGACTACAAAACATGGGGCAAGGCACAAAGAGAACATTCATTGCCTAAACCACTGAGGAAATCAAGGAGCTTCTAAACGCGGGGGTGTGACATGGACGAAGAATTCGAGCTGACTCCGGAGTTGGAAGCCGAACTCACCGCCGCGATGGAGGAGATGGATGCGGGCTTCTTCTACACCGTCTTGGACGGCCGCCAGCTTCGTTGCAGCAAATGCAACCGCACGGGCTTCATAGGGGAGCCGTTCCCGCATAAATATGCGTGCCCAATGAAGCGTCTATGAATCTGGCGAAAAACAATGCTTATCTGCGGGAATTGCTTTTTGAGGCTTTGACTTATCTGGAGCGGCCGCAAAGATACCCGCTGTCGAAGTACACGCAATACCAAATCGTGGAGAAAATCAGGAAGGTGCTTAAATGACGCAGCGCAATGCCATCGAAACCATGCCGGAAGATTTGCGCCAGGCGTACGAAACTTTCGTGCTGCTGTGCACCCACTACAAGGTCACTTTCGCGGGCATGGCCTTCCGGGCCGAGCCCCCCAGCATGTACGCGCTGGGCAACGTCACGGAGCGGGGGCACGACTTGGCGGAGTTGTTCCGCCTGTACGCCGAGGTCGTGGACCGCAAGACCGACAAGGGCCAAATCCAGGACACGCAGACCCCGGCGTCGAGGATAAATTAACCCAATTCCTGCGCTTTTAGCAGGAGCACCAACGTGGATTCCCTCCTCCTCAAGAAAGCCAAGCGCACTACCATTCAGGAGTTCCCCATCGGCTCACGGAAATTGTTCGTCTCCGTGCGGGCGGCCTATGTCAGCGGATACGCCCGTCCGGCGGCCGACTACCTGCGCACCCATGGCAACACCGGACGCCACATCGGCGCTTGGGCGGAGCGCGGCGGTCTCGACCCCCGGCAATTGAAGGAAGCCGTCCGCTCCATCGCCAAATACACCCGACGTTCGAAGCTCGCGTACAAAATTTACGAGGATGGGCTGGGCCCGGAGAACCGCGGCACGTGGAAGGGGCAAAAGTTCTGGTCGGGAGTCGCCAGAGTGGAGGACGGCGAAGTCATCGAGGTGCACACGTTCGAGGAAGCCCGGCGGGCGGATCACAACGCCGCGTTTTATTTCAGCCCCGACTCCGAGGAAAAAAGAAACGAGGGGGTGTACACGTTCTTCTGGGTGGAGGAGAGGACAGGCAAGGTGGAGACGCAGTACGAGCCGAGGGACAATAAGGAAGACGAAAAGGCCTCGGAAATCAAGGCGCGGATCGTCCGGAATATCGAGCGTCAAATCACCATCGGGACGAAAGACCAAACCCGTTTGTTCGCCGCCGCGTTCGACTACCATTACACGGACGAGCAGGGCATCGAACACGATGTCTGCCACATTTGCAAATCCCACGTGAGCACGCATCCCGATGCCGGGATGTCCCTCGAATTCTGTGGAGATTGTGGCAAGCCCACCTGCCCCGAGCATCGCGATGAAACATTGGCAGCCCGCTGCACCGTCTGCCAAGGACGGCATAAAGCAGCCGTGGAACCGGACGCCATATTTGACGACGAATTCGAGGACATGGTTCGCTTCATGAACACCTTGGGCTGGGGAAAGGTCGGGTATTCCACGTTCTATCCCCCGGCTGCCGCCATGAACGCCATCCGCGTTTATTCCGATGGCTGGAAACACTCATGGTTCGAGAAGCCCAAGGGCGAGGGCACCACGCTAGCGGAACTGAAGGATTATCTCCAAAAATCTGGGCTCAGTAAGTACAGTAGACCGCCAGCAAAACGGCAGGGACCGACCATCGACGTGGAACCATTGAAACCCGGACTTCCTGAGTAGTTGCAAAATCCAGTCTTTTGAAGTATTATACAGGTACGCTCGTAACTCCCTTCCGCAAGGAAGGTCACGGCACCTAAGCGGCTTTTCGGACGGGGTTTCGATTACCCCCGGCTCCACCATTTACCCCGTATCACTTCTGCGGGGCCGAATTGGTTTCGACGGACTGCAAGCGTGGGATGCACACGGGCCGGGGAGTAAACTCCCGTAAATGAACAAAACCAATAAACGCCACTGCTCCTCTTGCAATGGCCGCTGCCGCTTAAGGTAGCCTCAGGCCGTGCCTGAGTTCCTCAACACGGCAAGACGCCCGCCCTCAAGATTCTTTGACCGCGGGCGTTTTTGTTTTCGGGGACAGTCTATCAGAACCTTATGGTAGGAGCCCACCATGGACGACATCCGCAAAGACGCCCTCACCGCCGCTGACAAGTTCGAGATTCGCTGCAACGCCGCCAGAGTCAACAAAGCCGCCCTGGCGGCGGTGGCGGCGCACGAAAAGACATCCATGCTCCTCACGACCACTGGCGACCCCGACGAAGACAAGATTCTCCAAGCCCTCCGCCAGCGCCCGATGACCACGGGCGAAATCGAGAAAACCCTGTTTGCTGGCGCGAAGTACAGCACCAATTCATGGGCCGCCGTCACCCGCCTCAAGGAGAAGGGTTTCATCAAGCAGAAGCAGATGCGTTGGTATTTGACCCCTTCGGCCGCCGGGGGCCGTGAAGCTTCCTCAAAGATCGCCGCCAAAGTCCACAAGTACCTCGTCGTCGCCCCGGATGTCCCCGAGGGCCACGAGTTCTGGAGCAAGGTCCCCGACTTGGAGAACAAGCCCGAGTTGTGGGAGGAAGCCTGCCCCTTCGAGGACGCCGTGCGGGTGGAAAACCTCGGCGTCGATGGGATGGACATGCAGCAAGCGTTCGAACCGGGAAACCGCCGCAGGATCGATGGAGCGCCCAAGGAAAACCTCGGGCTAAGCCGCTACCGCCGCAAAACCGACCCCCTGATGGCGTCGGAGGGAGAGGAAATGGAAAAATTATACTTGGATCAAATGGCCGCCTCCGCGCACACCGCCGCCCACGGCTTCAACCCCGAGATGCTGTGGCGCTACGGCGGCTGGCTGCAACCGAACTCCAACGCCACCCCGGAGATCGCCGACACGGAAACGGCCTTCCAGCAGGGCGCGATTTATTTCGACCCCGATGGGGCGGGCAGCATAGACATCAAATACAGGTCGAACCGCCACACGGACGAACGCCTCAAGCAATTCATCGAGAAGTTCCCTCCCCCGGAGGGTTTGAAGCTGGTCATCAAAGGGGGCGGGGGCGTAAACACCATCAATGATTTGCTCGGCGCTCCGCCCGTGACCGCCAGCAAGACCGCGGCACCCGGCGACCCGCCGGACCCGAATCTCGAACGCACCCACCCGGCCACCGACCCCGTCCCCGAAAACAAGGCCCCGGAACCCGAGCCGGAGCCAAGCGAGAACGAGGAACTGGGCGTCCGCACGGAAGTGGAGGCCGCCATCGACGACCCCGAGACCGTGACGGCGGTCATGGAGTTCCTCAAGAAGGAGGATTACCTGGGCGCGCATGGGCTGGAAGTCGCCCCCGGCATGTGGAACTGGAAGGAGGCCTCGAACTTCGCCACCGTCAGCTTCGGGGACAAGGAATACGTGGTGGCCCCGAGCTACGACTCCGCCGAGCAGCTAGCCATCGTCATGGTGGAGCAGCAATTGCAATCCGAGCCCGAGATGTTCACCCAAAGCATGCTGGAGAGCTACATAGACAAAGAGCGGCTGCGGGACGCGTTGCGCCCCGACGTGGAGGAGATGGTGCGGGAATCCCCGGACTCCTACGGGGAATGGACGCCCGAAGGCATCCGGGAGGAGGAAGAGGGCGACGCACAGATGTCGCTGACCGAACAAGACGGGCCGCCGAGCGACCAATGGGTCGAAGAGATGGTGGACAAACTTTTGAAAGACCCCATCGAATACCTCGAAGGCATTTACGGCGACGAGACGTTGAAGCGCGCCATCGACATAGCGGGGATCGACGAGACGGAGGCGGCCACCGATTTCGTGGCGGCCGACGGCATGGGGCATTTCCTGTCGTCCTACGACGGCAACTACAACGAGCTTCCTTCTGGCGGAGTTTATTGGCGTCTGAATTGAGCGAAATCCAGTATTAGTCCATGTGGTGTCCCATCCTGCGACGGCTGCGGTCGGATTGCCGGGGGAATCCCCTATGATCAGCGGCACATTGTTTTTCTGGACGGAGACGGGAGTGGAGAGGGGAATGTACGCCCTCCAGGACGAGCGTTTCATCACGCCCCCGCCCAAGGAACGCTGGTCGTACGAAGGCCTGTACCCCCTCAAGACCGGGGACCGCCTCAAGGCTTTCAATCCCGACAAAACGATTTACTGGGAAGGCACCGTGAGGCTGGACAAGAAGGGCGACCCCGTGGGCGTGGACATGGTCGTTTGGAATTCGATGTTCATCGGGGAATTGCGGGGAGAAATCATCCGTGATGCGTAAATGCATGGCCAGCGTGCGGGGCGGATTTTATCTCCACGACGCCAAGACGGCTCGCGAATATGACCGCTGCAACGAGCCTGCCCCGTGGGCCGTGGGGGACGACGGATTGGCCGTGTGGCTGTGCAAAAAACATTACGAACTGGCGACCACCAAGCCCAAAGGATAATATGAAACGTCCATTATTTGCTACCATCGTTGCAACCATGATGCTGGCAGGCTGCCAGATGAACTCCGCCCCGGACCCCGTTAAGTCCAACAACATCGTCTATTTTCAGGACGAGCGCACGGACATCTGTTTTGCCGCCACCAACTCCTACCACGATGGAACGTACCAAACCACGCTCACCTACGTGCCTTGCACGCCGAAGGTTTTGGCGATGGTCAAGAAGTAATTGACAAAAGTCCCGACTTCGAGTATCTTGTTTGAGGACAATATGAAAGACACCATCATGGGACCGGCCAAGAAAAGCCAGTATGACATTTATACGACCGACGTGCTGCCCGATCCTGGCAGGAAAGACACAGACGTGGCGTAGGTAAACCCTTATTTTTACGTGTTCGTGCGGCAGGACCTCCCTCTCGCGCAGCAGTTGGTTCAAACCAATCACGCCACCTTCCAGATGGCGTCCCGCCTCGCAAGAAAAGCCGAAGTCTCTTCGGACGAAACTCCTTCCGTGGTCGTCATCGGACTCCCCGACAAGCCAGCCCTCGAAGCCGCCATCCAGAGACTGATCCGCTACAAGATCGCGCACGAAGCTTTTGTCGAGCCGGACTTCGACATGGGTTTGAGCGCCATCGCCACCGTCCCCATCGAGAATTCCAAGCAGCGCAAGGCCATGTTCTTGTACAAGACTTGGCAACAAGGAGGACCGAATGCCGATTAAGAACCCCGGTGCAGTGCTTGAACTGCTGGCCATAGCCTCGGAGCACGACCATTGCGAGGCGTTCTGGTGGAGGTGCGACGCCCCGCGGTACGACCCCGTCACCTTCCTCGTTAACTGCAACGACTTCTTCTACCCCGGAGCGGACGCGGAGGAAATCGCCGAAGAAGACATCCCCGAGTTCCGCAGAGCGTTCGAGGAGTGCGCGGCGTTGGACGCGGCGGACAAGGACCACTTCACCATTCTATACGCGCCGGAGCTTTTCGTCGCCCGCAAGCGCAAGATGCGGCCGTGGCAAAGGAAGCTTGAAAAGTGCCCTGACAAACTCAAGGCGCTGTTCGACAACCCCGGCTGGGAGCAATACCCGAACTGGGGCAAGCGGTGAAGTTCCCGCCCTACTGCATGTGGCAAGACGGGCTGCGCATCGGGCTCAGCAATTTCCCGGCGTGGCGCATGGTCTTGAAAATCGGCAGGACGGCGTATTTTTATTGGGAATACGGCCACGGCAAAAAACACGGGGCTGTAACTTTATGGAGGAAGAAGAAATGACATAGGCAAACCTGAACAGACTGGACGAAGCGATGCGCACCTGCTGGCAGTGGGAGTCGTGGTCCGTTAAGGACCACGGATTGGATGTTCACGCATGGTTCCTCGATTTGTACGCACATGTTTCACAAGGAACTCCAACGCACTTGCAGTGGCGTCTACCCGAATGGGTCGGGCATCCGGGACTGGCCCAGCGGTTGTTGCCGCTTGACATTTTGAGAACCTACCAGATGTACCACGACTGTGGCAAGCCTTTTTGTCGCGAGGTGGATGTGGAAAACCGCCAGCACTTCCCCGGTCACGCGGAAACCAGCCACCGCACGTGGATGCGTTACGCCGAGACCCAGGAGGACGGGCAGGTCGGCGAACTCATCCGCATGGACATGCTGGCCCACACGGTCAAGGGGGACGCCATCGAGCCGTTTTTGCTGCACAAAGAGGCCCCGTCCTTGGTTCTCACGGGCCTCGCGGAAATCCACTCCAACGCCAACCGCCTGGGGCAGCTTGACAGCGACGGCTTCAAGATCAAGCTCAAGCAGTTGGCCAAGGTCGGGAAAAGGATGGTGGCTAAATTCTGAAGACGTGGTATTGTATGCACGATGCTGGGCACACCCCTAGACGGACTGTCCCGGCGGCATCGTGCTATCTAGGTACGCACGGCGATTAGGCTACCCCACAGTGGGGCTCTGCGACGGCGGCGGCAGGGCTTAAACCGAGAAAACCCTAAGTCAGTTTGCCGCCCTCGGCGCGCCCGTAGCTTAGTCTGGCCAAAGCTGCGAACTCTAAATTCGCGAACGTGAGTTCGACTCTCACCGGGCGCGCCAAATTTCGAGTATTAGCTTCGATGATCATCAGGGACAAGCACGGCGACGTGTCGTACGCAAAGCTCTTCGCGTGGCTTGGGCTGTTGGTCATCGGCCTGCTGCTAGTCCGCTGGCACCGCCAGACGCAGCAGCCAACGGACAACAAGTCCGGGGTCGAATTGAAGCAGGAATTGAAGAAGGAGTAAAATGGCAAAGAAAGCGAACGCCAAGGTCAAGCGGGTGGCTTCCCGAGGGAAGCGCGTGCCGCGCACCAAAGCCAATGAGCCGCTCGCCGGGACGCGGCCGGAGGTCAGTTTCCTGCACGGGCCGAACGACGACAATCTTCACACCGGGCTGGCCAACGAGGCCAGCCGCGCGTCGGGGCTGACCGAGGCCCTCAATCATTCCCTTGACCGTGATGCGCTCGATAAACCAGCCGCGACCATGGGGATGGGCGACGAACAATTGGAATTCGGGCACGAGGCCACGGACGCCACCAAGCTGGCCGCCGTGGAGCGGGCACGGAAGATCGACCTCAAGATCGAGCTTCAGAAGGCCCTGACGTGTTTCCGCAACGCCTCCGACGCCAGGCTGAAGCGCATGAGCGACGACATCGAGGCGCAACTGCACCCGCTGGTGCAGACGGTGGCGGATATCGCCGTGACTCGCAAGGGGATGGAAGCACGGCTGGCCGAGTTCGAGGACACCCTCAGCGCCTTGCTGGGCCTCAAGGACGAGTTGGACCCCATCGAGATCGACGGGATGTTCTCGGTGGACTCGGCTTATGACGCTGTACTGTTTTCGCCGAACGGGACGGGCGAGCGGCACGGCGACGACGGGGACATGCTTGCCGAAGCCACCGAGGCGGCCGCCCCCGACACCTTCAGGGTTCTGTCGGCCCAACCATGACCAGAACTGAACGGCTCGCGGACAATAAAAGACGAGACAAAATAGCCAACGAAGAGTACGACCGCCGCGCGAAGATACTGGACGACTATCTTAACAGCCCCACGGTCAAGAGGCTACGAAAAGACGCACAGGACGCTATTGATGCAGTCAATGCGATTATCGGGGAGTGGAACGACATCATCATGGAAGAACACTACGAACGCTACCCCAAAGGGGAACCAGACAACGAAAAATCTGGAAATCCTGTTTCTGTTGACGGACGACTGGTGTACGGGTATAAGGACGACCCCAAGAGTTGGTGAGGGCCTCAAAATTAGTTCTTGACAAGTTTGTGGACTTTCAGTATTGTATACAGAGATGAGCGGTTGAGGGAGACCCTGACCGCTCGCCAACCAGGGGACTCGGGAAACTGGGCCCCCTGACCAAAAACGAGACAAGCTAGATCATGATGAATACGCCTCAGACTACGATTACAACCACGACGCAACGCGTCGGCGGCTTCGTGTCTGACGGCTGGGAACACTAAAACCCTTAAGCCAGATCAGATGTTCGAACCGCCGCCCCTCAAAAGGCGGCTTTTTTGTTTTAGGGGGACTAAATGGCTAGTTTTGAACAACATTGCCGGGATTGCCAGGCGATCCTCGGCGACCGCCACGAGGCGGTGAACCAGTGGATGGACGAACTGTTCAGCAAGTTCGCCGCCGACCACCGGGCGCAGCGCCACCATTGGCGGGGCGTGTGGGAGGTCAAGCGGATGTTCGGCGAAGAGGGGGCCAAGGCGGCGGTCGTGCACATCGTGCGGGACTGCGGGGACGTGCCAAAGGCCCGCACCTACGAGCA